GAAAGGTGACTGTATTATATCACAGTCAAAAGGAAAAAGAAAATGAAAAAATTATCACACAAGGAAATTTGCAGAATGGGCGAAATGATGGACGGCATCAAATTAAATTGTAATATTTACACATTTGAAAATGCAGAGAACTATATTTCACGGCTGGAGCCGTTCGACGAAAAAAGCGGCGTTTGCTGTCGCAAAGTCAATGAGATTATACAGGAAATCAAAAAAGAGTTCCCTGACGCTAAAGGATGCCAAGTCGATTCTAAATACTATGCTGCCGGAGTTTATGGATGCATTGGCAGACTTTCAAAAGTTACCGTATTAGATAGCGAATGGAATAGCAATGGGAAAAGCTTTTATATTTATTTTTAAGCCGAAACGCTCCAACGTGGAGCGTCCACCGTGGAACGGTCTCCCGGTGCTGATGATGGCAGACCAGAAAGGGCGTAAAAATGAGATATTGCGGACGACAGAAAAACGGAAAAGCGTTGCTATTAACGGACGATGAAATTATAAACAACGCACTTGAACAGGAAAAAAGCGGAATAAAACCGCATTATGCTTTTTATGATTATAAGAACCATGAAAAAGTAACTCCGGCTGGCTGGCTTGTATGGTCTTTAAGTGATGGCGGTTGCGGTGTAGTTTACCGCCGTAAAGATGGAAAAATGATTATTACAACCGGCTTGCAAGGTGATTTTTGTTATTGTTAGGGGGCACAATATGAGAGATTTTATCGAGCTTTTAAAGGCTTTCGGGCTTTTTGCGTCGTGCCTTGTTATTGGGTATGGCGGTTTGTTTTTATTTTTTTATTAAATAGCTAATATCAAGGGATTTTTAAGCCGGTTCGATTCCGGCTATTAGCTTTATATATAAGGCTTTTCGGGTCTTATATTAATCAATTTAATTATTTTATTTATAGGTGCTTTATACAACTTTACGACTGTATATATTGCACTCCGTCCGCGCGTCCGGTAAATAATCGCGTCAATGGGTTTTATAAATGCCCTTATATTTATATCAGGCTCAAGAGGTGCAATGCTTGAAAAAATAATTGTGCGCCCTTGTAGGTGATTTGCGTTACCACCTATAAAAACAGATTAACGCACGACAGACCGCGAAAAGGTCAAAAAGCAACTTATAAACCATACACGAATAGAAAAGAGGGTTAATGAATGGATAACGAGCTAAACAGTCTTGACGCTGTAGAAATGGAAATTAGAGCACGCTACAATGGCAAATATCAAAGCGCGCCGGAATATCAAGCAAGCGAGCGCGCCACACGTAAAGCAATAACAGACATTTTTAGAGCCGCCGCAGAGTCGGGCGCGTGTGACGATGTTACCGCGCTTATTAGTGGCAAGGAATACCGCCGGACGGCTTTCTCTAACTATCTACAGCACAAAAACTATATAAGCCCAATAATTAAGGCTTGCTATAGTTAGGGGGGTGTATTATGTCTAATTATGAATACTTGGGGAAAAAAGAAATATATAAGCGAGTTCAGGCGCTAGGCTATGAAGTATCGAAAATAAGCGATTTTAATTATATCAAGTATGACTGCATAGAGTGGATGGAGTCACACGAATTAAAAATTACGGTTCAAAGGTCCGGCGAATGGTTGCAAGTCGTAGAGAAGCGCGCGCACGTTCACCCGGTCACATTGTTTTGTGACTATCAAGCCGGAAAATATACCACTTGTTATCATTAGGGATATTTTATATCCCTTTTTGGCGTGCTGTCGAACTGTCGCAAGTTATCCGGCTATAAGTCCGGGCATATGCACATTGACAAAATAACAAAAATATTCTATGATTTTATGATATATACACATTTAAAGTCGTGTATTTGACGATTTAAGGGCTTTTAAGCGTACTAACATGGATTTTATCAAGCGCGCTAAAATAAGCCGTAAAATGAGCCGCCTACAATGCCTAAAAATATAATTATAGCATTGCAAGCTGTCAAGCCATGCCGTGTGTGACATGTTACGAGCTAGGCACACCAACTCATGGAAAATGTTTGAATTTTCAGAAAACTTCACTCAATTAAAGTGCGGTGTGAGTTCTTTGCAAGTTCTCGGCAAGTTTTTGCAAAATTTTGCGAACGGATTTTTGAAATCGGAAAATCCAAAAGGTAGGGGGGTATCAAAATTTTTTAGGATTTTTTTGAGTTTTGAATCGCCAAAAAATAAATGCTCTTGGCACTGTAGTCGCTTTCTCCCAATTCTTCAATCAATTTCTGCCGTGTCATTTCCGGATTAGTCCGGTGTATGTATTCTAATAGTCTGTCTATTTTATCCATATTTTTGCTCCAATAAATTAAATATTTTGTCAGCCGTGTATACAATATTCCGTCCGTACAAGCTCATAAAGTCTGCGATTATTTCTTCCGTCTCTATGTCAATGTCACAGCCGTATGAGAATGAGTACACATGCACCAGCTCGTGACATAGTATCTTGTCAGCCATGTAATCAGACACATTATCAGCTATCGTTACTGTCTTGGTTGTGTTATCGGTCACTCCTAGACTTATTGTGCCGTCAGACCGCCTTAATTCGCTTGATGTGGGCTTTTTAAATTGTATGTGCCACAATGTATCATTAACTCTTATATCCATGCTTATACCCTCTAAAAATGGCTATGAGCATTACTACCCATAGCCTTAATAATTACAGTTTTGACGCAAGATTGCTCATTTTGGTGCGCAAAAGGTTGCGTTCATCGGGCGTCATATCATTTAAAAGCTCCGATATATCTCCGCTCAATTCACGGATATACATGTCAAGAGCTTTCATTTTATGCTCTTTGTCCTCTGTTGAAGCTCCTTTGTGCATTTCTTTCGTCTCGGTATAATGTCTCTTTGCTCTGTCGTAATTGCTTTCACTCACATGTGGTGCAATCGGTTCAGAGTAGTACATCTTGCCTTGGCTCTTATCCATGTCACGCATATACTCCATGTCGTTGTAGTTTATCGGCATGTGATAATATGGCGGTTCTTCATATCCTCTACGTGTTCCACGGCCTTTAGGGGCAAATCTGCCATTTGCATAGCGATATTGGTCGTAATATCTTCTGCCACTTTCTTCGCCATATTCTGCCTTAAGACTTCTTAGGAGTTCTTTGTCGTACTCTTCTTCCTCTTCATCAGCCTTTTTCATAGCCTTGGAAATTATTGAATGATACTCAGCTTCTGCAAGGTCTTTTATCATATCCACGACCTCACCCATTTCAGAAGTGTCAACATTCTCAATACCCTTTTCAAACTCGCTGACGGCTTTCTCTGTAAGACACTCTTGCATTTTGTGCATTCTTTCAATGTGCATACTCTCACCCCCCTAACCAATTCGATTTACTGTGATGCTAGCATTTGCAACACTGATAGCCTGTGCAGATGTATTCTTGACAGAAACGGCCTGACAGCATCCGCAAGGAAGCCATACATCTGTTGCCATAGACACATTGTTAAATGCTTCAACTGCTGTTGGTGTAGAGATTGCCAGCGTAGATAAGTCTGGCTCACCCTCGACAGCAATAGCTAATGAAATTGCTTCTGCGGTTCCGCCTGTAGGAACTGCAATATTTCCGTTAAATTCTACTCTGTACTTTGCTTTGCAAGTGTTGGTAGCGCCTTTAAGGTTAATTAATCCGCTCCCTGTTCTGTGCGAAATATATCCTTTATTGCATACAGATGTTGGCGCATCTGTAAATAATACATTTCCGTTTACTGCAACTGTCTGTGTTGCAATGCTTGAAAATTCAGCCATTTTTATTACCTCTCTTTCATAAAATAAAAAACCACCAACCGATATTAGTTGATGGTTTCTAAATTTGATTATGCACAATAACTCATAGCATATTTCTTGACGATATTCTCAAAAATAGCTTTAAGTTGTGGTTTTTCAAAGATAATAGCAATTTTTGTTGTCTCATTCTTAATTGCTGTTTTGGTATTGCCCGCTTTCTCCATACGCTTTTTCTTATTATCCTGTAATCTCTTTAAGCTACAATGTGCAGTGGTTTCCAATTCTCCGTAGAGTTGATTATAAAGTATCTGATAGTCAATTTTGCTCTTGATTGAAATTTCACGCACCCTTGCATTGATTTCAGCTTTCCAATCTCCGATAGGCTGTGTAAATATCTCTTTCATATTGTCAACAGTCTGCTCAACTTTATTTATCTGCTCCGCCTGTCGTTTCTGTTCAAGCTCCATTTTAGCCTGTTCGTCTGCTATTGCATAAAACATCTGCATCTGCGGAGATAACTGAGAACGATTGATTACAACTTCCTTTACTTTATCTTCTACTTTAACAAAATACTGCCTTGCTGTCTTGCCCTTGGCAGAATGACTTTCCATAGATAGATGCTTCGCAAAATCTGTTGTAAGTCGATAATCCTTACATTTATTACCGTTCGACATAATGTCGAACCCCCACCAATCTTTATTTTCTTCATAAAACTCATTACCCTCAATATTGGTTTTGGCCCATCTTGAAAACTGACTTGGTGTAAGCTCCAAAAAATCATACAACGCTCTCGCTGTAGTGTGACCGCTTTCATCAATCTGTAAAGCAATCTCAATCGGAGTTTTCATATCTATTACATTGTTAATCACATTCATTATGCCACACCGCCTCTCTCTGCCATTAAGTGTCTCAACAATAACTTTTCCATATCGTCTGTCATTGTCTTTGCTCCTTCTGCTGCGGTCGGATTTTCGCTTAATAACTTGCCATATACAAAACAGTTCAGATAGTTTAGCATACTGTAGTCTCTTGATTCCAACAAATTATCTACCATATTGCAGATGTTATCGTGTACTCCATTTAAGGAGCTCCAATGCTTATCCACGGACTTCTGATACACCTTTTCAGCATACTTCCTTATTTCCTCTAGCTCAATGCTCGTTGGCATGCGGTCTAATATCTTGATAATGTCATCCTTGGCTTTTAATGTGTCATAGTCACATCTAAGGTCATCTAGCTCCCTTTTAAGTTCTGCCTTTGTCATTTCATCAATACTCTTGCGTTCTAATTCCATAATATCTTATCCTTTCAAAAAATACTTGATTTTCCGAAAGAAACTGATATGATAGATTTATCAATCTCTTTCGGATTGGTGTTTTTAAAGTGTTGTGTTCGTTGGTAGCGGTGCAACACTTTATTTTTTTTGACTTCTTATCTTTTCAATGCCAATTCTGATTAGTTCTAGTATCGAATAACCATTTTCAGAAGAAAAGTCCATAATTTCTTTTTTCTCTTGTTTTGTTACTCTTACATAAATCCTATCATTCATTGGATTTTCAGATTTAGGTCTGCCTGTGCGTGGAGACATTTTAAACACCTCACTTTCTGTCCGCACATTTAATATATAATAGTACGTACAAAAAGTCAACCCCAAAATTCAAGTTTTTTTAGAAAAAATCAAATCTACAAATCATCAACTAATATTCGGTTTTCAATGTGCAAAAGGGCAAACATTATAGTCTGCCCTTTATCTTCCCGACATTTGTGTCGGTAACATCAAGTAATACTGCTTAGCAGACATAATCGAGTTAACTCAATTAAGATACTCAATTATTCAGTTTTAGCATCCGCAACCTGTGTTGCATCCGCATCCATATGCATAAGCATTTGGATTAGGCACTGTGTATGCCGGGATTGGCGCCGGATTTACAGCGTTGATAATCTGCTGTGTCTGAGCTGCCATCTGAGTTGTAAGTAATGCACTCTGTCTATCCTGTGAAGCTGCTCTGCGAAGGTCGTTATTTTCTGCCTGTAAGCTAGAGATTTTTTCATTGCAGAGATAATCAAGAATAGCCCTCGTTCCTGCCTGCTGACTATCAATGATGTCTCTTGTGTTGCTATTCATGGTGTTTTGCAAAGCACAAGTGTTAGTTGCCATGTTGTAGTTTATGCCCTGGATGGCCTCTCTCGTCTCGCAGCAGCAGTTAGCAAGCTGTGACTGTAAAGCATTGGTATTCTGCATATTAGCAACTGTGTCAGCGTTTACCGCCTGTTGTATGCCGTAGCCAGTCTGCATGATATTTGTGTTAATACCATTAAAACCTGTGAGCATACTGTTGTTCATGGCATAAAATCCGTCACAAAGTCCGTTAGAAATGCCGTCTAACTTGCTGATAACCGCCTGATTGTCAAAACCTCTCTGAATTTCGCTTCCGACACCACCATTAGTGCCACCGAAACCACCAAAGCCGTTACCCCAGCCTCCAAATATCGCAAAAACTACGATAAGGAACCAAAGCCATGAGCCGTCATTCCAGTTATTTCCGTTGTTTCCGTCCAAATTCGCCACGATGGGTACGCTTGGACAATTTCCTGTGTTGAACATCTGTTTTACCTCCAAAATTTATTTCATAAAGAGCCGTGCGCACGTTCTCTCATATGCTATATCCCAAAATTACCTCTAATCTGCTTCATTACATCATCAGGATTAATGCCTTTTTCCTTGCACAAGTTTCTTGCCATTTGCTCAATTCCTTTGCTGTTTCCGCTTTGAGCCATGCTCATTGCATTCTTAATCATTGGATTTCCCATTACACGATTATTGCTCATTATCTGTTGCATTATTCCCATTACATTCATGCTTTTTCACTCTCCTTACTTTGTGTTCGTGGAGTTTTTCTTTGTGCTCCTAAAGATAATTGCTCAATTTTCTCTGATAGTTCGTTGAGCTTTGCCATAATACCCTCTGTGGCTTTCTCTGATAGGTCGAATTCAAGCTTTTCCGTGTCACCTGATAAAATGTCTGTCTTATCATTCAAAGCCGGCTTAAAAGTCAATGTGCGTATTGTTCCGTCAGCATTCCAGCTCTTAGCATATATCTCTGTTAAATCCTGTTTTGGGAAAAATGCTACACTGCCATCCATTGGCACCTCGTTGGGATTAATAGTCTCAACTGCTTGTACTACTCTGCCACTTATGCCTTGTGTTGGTTCGGGCTGTTGATATCTCTGATAGCTCGCCATTGGGTTGTACTGATATGCTCCATAGTTAGGTGTATAATTCATCATTGGTTGCTGATACGGCATGTTCATCTTTGTTTTCCTCCAAAACTTCCTCTATCGCTTTAATGACAAGGGATAATGTCATTAGGTCGATTTTTTGTAACTCACTTTTTGCAAATATTTGTTCTCTTACTTCATCGTCGAACATAACATCATCTCCTTATGCCTAAATTGTGGCATAAAAAAAGAGAAGAGCATTTCCATGTTCTTCTCATATTTGTGTCATATAATGGCTTTTCTATATACAATTTTTACTACACACTTTTTGAGGTGGTTACTACACAGTTACTACACACTTTTCGCATTAAAATGCATTAAAATACATAGAATTTTATATTTTTTACGATTTTACGAAAACTCCGCAGACCCTTTATTTTCCTAGGATTGCGCCATTATTTACGAAATCGTATGGCACTCCTTGATATACGTAATTTCTTTTACTAGTTTTAGTATAAAAATGTCTTGCGAGCGTTGATTTTTCAACATTCTGTAAATCGAGAGTGTGTACTACTACACACTTACTACACACATTTTCTTCTATATTCTATGATTTTGTTGTCGGTGCTAACGATTTTTTCAATGTCAGCAAACGATTTTTCAGGTGTAACATGTGTATACAAGTCCATTGTCATTTTTAGTGTTGCATGACCCAAATATGATTGAACAACTTTCGGCTCTATGCCTGACTCAAAACATCTTGTCGCAAACGTATGTCTAAATGTGTGACCACTAAAAAAAGGAAATTCATTGTCACTGCTCTTTGTATCATTTATCCGTCTTACAACTGAACGTATAGAGTCGCTGTATATAACCGAATTAATTGGTGTGTTAAACCTTGTAACAAACAAATATTCGTTCTGTTCTTTAGGCCTGCGTGTCGAAACTATCTTTTTAAGCTCAAATTGTTTCGTCAGATATTCCTTGCACACACTGTTAATTGGTACGTGTCTGTAACTCTGCTTGGTTTTTGGTGGCTCAACATGAAATGTCTTGCCTTTATCTTCAAGGTATTTCTGATACACAAGTGTCTTATTAACATCAATATACCCCTCGTCCATATGTATATCTGCAATAGTGAGCGCAAACAGTTCTCCTGGACGCAAGCCTGTATTAACTGCCACATTATACATGTTGTCGTAAAATGTGCCTTTACACGCTTCAAAAAACTCGCTCTGTTGCTCTACTGTCAATGCAAAAGCATTAACTTCCTTGTCTGCCCTCAGCTTTACACCTTTTGCCGGATTCTTAATCATCAGGTCATCTTCCATAGCTCTACTGAACATGTCATTTAAAATAACCTTGATTTTGCTCTGTCTCTCATACTTATAGTTATCATCAGAAGCCTTGTCTATAAGTAACTGCACATCTGACTTGCGAATAGATGTTATTTCATGGTTTCCTAGGTATGGTGAAATGTTCTTCTTATATATATGTGTATACTCTCTAATGGTATTGGGGCGCACTCTCTTTTTCTTGTATACATTCATCCACCTGTCAAACCACGCATCAAGGGTAATGCTGTCTCTAACACTTGTGAATTGTTGATTGTCAGCCACTGCTTTACTAAGTTCTTTCCGCAGTTCTGACAACTTGCTGTTGTAAATTGTCTTGCTCTTGCCGAACCTATCTTTATATCTGCCCTGATAGAGTCCGTCCTTGCGCTGGGTTATTCCGACCCCCAGCTCTTTTCCTCTCAAATCCTTTCCCATACTGATTTATGGCTCCTTTCAAAATCAAAAGCCATTATATGATAATTTCTATATTACTACATAATGGCTTATAATTCAATATATCTATTTATATGCTATCTGTCTTTTCGAGGTATTTTTCAAACTCCTTGCGCTTAACTAATCGCTTGCCTCTTCCGACAAAGAGCACAAAAGGACACGAGGGATTATTAAGCATATCATTGATTCTGTTAATTCCGATATTGCTGTATTCCGCAGCTTCATCAATCGTCAGCGTTACTTTTTCCCATATTGGCACTTTGTTAATCATCGCCTGACTCCTTTCTATCTTTTCTTTAATGTCTGCCACTCTCCGGGAAGTGGTTGTTTTTGAAATTAATAGCCTCTGCGATACCTCTTCAAGGCTTTTATCAGCAACTAACAGCTTAAAAACTTCCGCTTCCTCATCGGTGAAATTGGCATTTTTCAAAATTTCTTCAAGTTCCGGTCTAGTCAGTTTTGAAAACTTCATAGACCTATCTCCTATTCTTCGGTTTTGCTTGCACTGTGTATACAAGTATTTGAGTATCGGCATGAACTGTTACACGGCTTATTATCCTCGTATACACATTGTCTTTCGATTGGTTCTATATCACTTATAGTTCTGCTATTCATCTTATTGTCACCTCTTTTTTATACTGTTCTGCCATATATTGTCCGTAGCTCATGCCCTTACTCTTAGCAATCTCGCAGATTTCCGCAAGTTTGTTTTTCTTGACAGGCTTTCTTTTGAGCCTTTTCTTTTCTCTGATTTTTCTTAATTCCGTAGCTCTCTTCTGTCTATGTGCTTCACAACACGTATTTTGGTTAGCTGCGGTCGGTGTAAATATCTTGCTACAGACTACACATTTAATTGGTTTGTAGTGTTTCATTGTTTTACCTCTACATAAAGTCGTAACTGTTCTTAATACTTAATATTCATATTTCCGTGTTCATTCACCCAATCAATAGCCTCTGCGTATGTCACACCATTATTTTTCAAGACATATAACAGATTATGGAATTTAGGGTGCGTTTCCTTTAACATCTGAAATCTGTTAGGTTCTTTTTCTAAATGGCAACCAAATCCACACAATACACAGCCTGTTCTTTGGCATCCTGTGGTTTTCAGCAATGGTCTTTCCCTGTCAAAAATCCCAAAATCCGCAAATGACATCTGATTCTCACATTGTCCCATAGCTTCATAATCTGTGACCACATCGCCATAAACTGAACAAATAGGCAGATTATTTTCTTTGATGTAAAGCAATATATCCTGTTCTGTCCAAAATGATATGGGATTACTTGTTGGAATTTTCAAGTCAAATCCATTGCAACCATTCTGTAACCATTGTGAAGTCCTTAATTTACTTTCGCTAGCCATTTGAGCGGTAATAGGTACTCTGCCTGTATCTTTGTTGTATTGGTGCATAGGCTGTTTCTTCATTACCTTGCAACATTGATTAGATACTTCAAATGGTGCATTTAGCATAAACAAGTACTTTGACCTGTCATACATACTGCCAAAATCTTCACACTTGACACCGAATAGTTGTTTTACTCTGATAGGTGCTTTCAGAATTTCGCTAGGGATATTCCCCATCTTTAAATCCACAAAAGCTTTGTTTTCCTTGTCTGTTCTCCTGTCTATTCCTAACAAGTCTGCCATATAGCAGGCGTACGGAACTGTCTGTCTGTCTGTCTGTCTGTCGAGATTATGTTGCTGTTATTTTTACTGTCAAGACATTTTACATATCTTCTCGCGCCATCTATGCAGTTTGCAATTTCTTTTCCAAAAAGCGGAAATCCATACTTTTCGCAAACTTCTGCAAATGAAATTTTAGGTTTCAAAATCACAAGGTTATCAAAAGTCTGTGCAAACTCCTTTAACTCTGGATACTGTGTCGGAACATCTACGAACACAAAAGGAATATTTTTATATCCGCAAACTTCTCTGATTATGTGTCCTAAAACTGTGCTATCTTTGCCACCGCTAAAGCTAACATATACTCCGTCCTCGCCGTATGTATTTACCCATTCCTTGATACGATATTTTGTCATGCGAATCTTATCGTTTAAGCTCATGGATTGCATTTGATATAAATCGGACATTGTGTGTTTATTTTCCATTGTCACTCCTTTCATTGCACCACTGCTCTTGTATCTCATCATCGGTCTTATCTCGTCCACGGATGTCGTACCACGCAAGCGCTACCTCCGTCAGACCGATTATGCCGAATACTATGAGGGCAGTGTATATTACTGTTGTTATGTCGGTCATTCTTCATCGCTCCAATCTAATTTTCTTCCACAGGACAAGCAATACTTATGTTCTTTAAATCTGGCTCCCTCTGCATAAATCAAGTCGCCACAAGTAGGACATTCAAAATAGCCACATTCATCGTTAATCTCTGTAGGTTTCATTGATATCTGCTTTTCAAGTGCCTGTATTGCCATTTCGTTAGCTTTGTAATCATCTTCTGTAAACTTGCAGTCGTTGTTCTCGTCCTCAATCTGCATAAATAATCGCATATTTTTCAGTTTTTCTATTGCTTCACTCTCTGTCATGTTATTCCTCGCTTTCTTCCGCTTCATACCTATCCTCGTGAATTTCCCTATCCTCTTCGTGGGAATAAGCTCTTTTGCAATGTGTGCAAAAAGCTAAAAGCTCCTTTATGTTTGTACTTTTTTCGTATTTGCAACCACTACATGGGCTTGGCTCTTTATTATTCTTTTCTGTCATACTTTCCCTCGATTCCCGCAGTTTTGCTGTAAAGTCCTAACTTTTTCATTTTTTTAAGAAAAAGCTTCATTTCATATCCTGTAAGGCCAACACAAGTGTTTCCAATCTTCTTTTCGTCCATCAAGTCTCTGTCATACGACTGTAAAATATGACGGCCTGAAGCTTTATGCCAAATATCAACGCGCTGCCAATAATTGTACTTTGCATTGTAGCGTTCATATTGAGCACCATGCTTATCTTCACAGATTTTGTTGAATCCAATCTCTTTTAATTTTTCGTCTACGTTTTTAAATATTCTCATATTATTCCTCACTTTCCAATAACTCTTTATTATCAAAAATGTTGCCGATAACAGAACATTCATCTAAAACCTCATAGCTTTCGGCTGATAATCTGTTTGTTACTTGAAAAGACATTGTTTCGTCATCCCACAAAACCTTACCAATACAATCGGCTTCCGACAGTCCACTTTCTGTACTGTATGCGTCCCAATAAGCAACAATATCATTCTCCCAAATCAGATTGCCGTTCTTGCCCTCATGTCCTGAGCATCGGCAGATTGTAGATGGGTCTACTTTGTACCATCCGTCTGTCTCTCCGCTAGAATAAAACATTGTGTTAGGTTCAAATATTAGATGAACTTCTTTGCCATACATATTTAAACCTTTTACATAATATCCTTGCACCCATTCTCCATTATTAACTCTCTTAGCTTTGAATAAATATCTATCTTCCATGTTTTCTCCTATTCTGCTTCTGACCGAAGCCATTCAAGTGTGCATTTTTTACATATTTTTCTAATTTTATCGTTATCGAGTTCACTTTCACTAGCATAAGGGCACTCTTCCAAATCCATAGAATCAATACAACCACTAAATAGTACACTCGCCAACTCTTCATCCGACATATTCCTTATCCTGTCAGCGTTGGTCTGCTTATCGCTTTCCACAATTTCAAAATATTCATCAATGAACTCTAATACAATTTTTAAATTGTATGAGCTGTACCCAATGTTGTAGCCATTCTCACCAACATTTCTGTACTGTACGCTATAATAAGGTTTACTATCTATCATTTCCATGATAATAGACAAGTCAGTCACTCTTTCTTCTTTTACTTTGTTCATTCCAATGCCCTCCATACATCATTAGGTTTATTTATATTCCATACACTAGGTATTGTATCTTTGACTAGACACAAACCCTTTTCATTTTCAATTTTCCCAAAAGGACAAGTTAGGCAGTCGTTATCCTCACACACTATCTTAATGATTTTTAGCGCAGTCAGAATGCTTTTTGTCTCTACCACTACTCCGTCAACTTCTTTTTTCATTCTTTCCACCTCTCAATTTTTTCAGTTTTGCTTCTGCTTCGGGTTTTGTGAGGAATACTGTTTTCCCAATTTCGCCAGCACTCCAGCTAACTCCTTTATTTGTAATAAAGTAAATTCCATTTTCGTTTATAACAAACTGTGCAATCTTAATTTCTACATATTCTCGATATAGATTAGGAACTAGCCTATAAAGCGTATCTCCCACCTTGCAAAGCAACTTGATAAGTCTGCCCTGTTCCTCTAAGTCCTCATATTTGCCTAATTTTTCTATCAGCAAATTCTTATAGTCATAACTGTTTTCACCGCAAGGTAAGATATCAGAAGCTCCATGTGTTCCGTCTGAATATGTCTTTGTTAATCTCTCCATTACTGCTCCTTATCCGGAAGTTTAGCTAGTTTCCATGGTGTACACCTATCGCCACTCCACGATGTTGCTCCATTGCTCCAAGCATAAACTACCCCATTATCATATTTCGCAAAATATCTTTTACCCCACTCGGAAAAACTGCTATCTCTTATTAGTATTGGTGTATCAACTGCAACTTTTGACCAGTCAATTGGTGGTTCAACGTATTCGCTATTCGCCCATTTTTTTCTTTTGTCTATGCAAAATTCATCACCATTAAAATTGAATAAACACTCTTTACACGCTGTTCCTTGACATCGCATTGGCTCTGATGTCACTTTATTAACTGCTATTGAACCACCATTACAAGCAATATCCAAAATCTGTTCTGCAAATTTCTCTCTATTTGTCATAGTTTGATACTCCTTTCCCATAATCTGGCATGTGTTTAAACCTCTTATATGCCTTATTGTCTCTGTGTTTTTCCATGTAGGCTTTTTGCCTATCGTCTCTCATCTGCTTTATGTGAGCATTTTGAGTGCTGTCGTTATCCCATGCGTAAGTCATTAATCAATCACCTTTATGTACCTTTCATCAACGTAATTAACTTCATCAGCAAGGCATTGTGCCACTTTCGGTAGTGTCAAACCGAATTGATTAAATTTATACAGTGTGTCGATTAAATTCCTAAATTCTGCGATAAACTCTTTAATTTCCCTAACCGACAATTTAAACATCAGCTTAAGTGCCGTACATGCTAAAACCATGTAGCTGTATGCCGTGTCATTTAAAAGCTGTCTCGTGTCATTTATCGTGAGTGGATTATTTCTCTGATAAATTCTAATCAACTGTTGCATTGGGATTAAATTAATCTCTTTCTGCACATCAATGCCGTATCTCACTTTCAAAAGTTCAGCAAGCGTTTCGGTTTTCATTTCTTTTTCGGTCTGTGCCCTTTCAAGGTACTCATTTATGGTTCTTTCAAGCCGTACAATGCGCTTATTACCAAATCCATGATGTAAATACAGTACATAGTAGCCTAAGTCCATAAAGTCTGTGAAAGACCGCCCTACGAGCTTCCTACGGTTATTGCTGCTTTTCAACGTAACTTTTTCTGATTTTGTCCATGTAAAATCCGGCTCTTTGTGCTTTTTCTTTGGTTTCAGTTTGTTGCTCATATTTCTTCATTCTTTCTTCAAGTTCTCGTTTTGCCCTGATAAAACAGGCTTCGGTAGTTTCTTCTGCGACTTTTACAAGTTCTTTACCGCGCCACCGGATAGTTATTTTCGCTTCCTTGCTATTTGTTCTGTAAAACATTTGCAAGTCATATTTCCTTTGCAGTGGTCGGTAAAAATCGTAAAAATCTTTCAAGGTGTCCATTGCGGACTCCTTTCTTTTATCTTCTGCCGTGCCAAGTTTGCCTTTTCGCAAGTTGCATTCTTAACGTTCTTCTGATAGTGTATTTCGCAGACCTTATATCCGGGTTTTACCGGATTATCGCAGAAAAAACATAGTCCTTGTTCATATCTGCCGGTTCTTTCAGGCATTTTAACGTGTGCCCTTCTCATTGTTTCTCTGCAAAATGTGCAAGTGGTATGCCCCGGATCTGCTTTTCTCTTACGACAGCGTGTGCATATGCCGTTTGCTTTATCTTTTTCGTATCGTGCTTTTCGCCATGCTTTTTGTCGCTCATTGTATTTTTCAACATCAGCAGCACGTTTCTTTGACATGGCTTCGGCTGATTTTGCCCTACACTCAACACAGCTTTTTTCGTCACCATATAGCAAGTTCTTGCCACACCTGGGGCAAACACCAACTGCCTGTAATCTTTTATAAAGTTCTCGCCCATATGCTGTACGTTTGCTGTTACATGCCGTACAAACCACACCTTCTCTATCAAGCGGTTTTCCGCAAAGCACGCAAAGATTGCTGGCTTTTCGTACTTCATATCTCTGTCTTGAATACTTGTCTTTTATCATTTTTCGCTAGGAGTAAAGCCAGCTTTAATTGTGCGCACAAACCTCTTTACCTCCTATCTTTTCATCTGCTTAATGCGTTCCTTAATTTCTTTTGGCATTGGAACACCTTTAACCGGCTTATTTTGGCTTTTATTATCTTCAAGCGATAATTTTATCGTCTGTTGATTTTTAGAGCCGATTTGAGCCGAATACGAGTTTCTATTGGCACTTTCAATCAATGCCTTTATATCCTTTGGCATTCTTTGATACTCCTTCGCTCGATTAACAACTGTCCTGTAAGTTCTCATAAAGTTCGACTGCACTACGTTTTCAATGCTCTTGCTGTCCGTCAGCGCCCAGTTTCTAAGATTATCAGGACTCCCGACAGCCTTTTGTACGAGTGGCGGCAGCTTATTAAATTCTTCAACTGCGCCATAGTAGCCATTTCGTAGTGCCCTGCTAACAAGGAACCACGCTTCCATTTCGTTAAGCTCCTGTGGGGATTGAACCTCATGCAGTTTGTTAATTAACTGTCCGATGCTCGGTGCAAATCCGCTTGTATCGGTTGTTATGTATGTTCTAAGCGCCATAGATATTTGACTGTAGTCGTATTCATTTAACATCATGTTCCACACATCTACTGTCTCTGATAAATTGCTCGGCTTGTAATTGGGGTAGCAATCGCACATTATGCGGATGATTTTAACTGTCTCTCCTCTCGTCAAGAATTGCCACCCGCCTTTAGATGTTCTGCAATTTCCAATGCAATTTCTTGTATCTTAATCAAAATACCTATTATTGCAAAATCTTCGTTATCATATCTATTTTTTATTTCTTCGATTTTGTCAAAAATCAGTTTTGATTCTCTGCTTATACCTTCTTGATACCAAAAATCTGCAACTTGCCCTTGACTTTTTCGCATTTCTTTCAGTTCTTCTAGCCGCTCTGCAATTTCCTCATGGTATTCAGAATATAATCTATGATTTCTTTCACATTTTATTGCTTCATCAATCGTCATATCAATCACGCTCCTTATATGGTTCTGGTAATAGTTGCCAAGCGATAACTTTATAAGATACAAGCTCATAATTGTATGAATGCCACAATCCGTCGCTTCCGTATACTGCATCATATACAGCAGATTTTTCAAAATCTTTATCTTTCCAAATAGCTGATACCAAATATCTTTTTCCTGCTTCCGGCAACCTCTCACTGCAAGGAATCCAACCATCATTGTATTCTTTTCTCAATTCGATAAACCTATCCGCCTCGTATTGTCTACCACGGATATATGCTTTTTCTAAAGCATATGATTGTTGTGTTGCTGTTTGCCATGCTTTAGTTACATCAACTCCATAATCAACCATATTTTTAGCATACATTTCAGCAAGATTATGTTTTATATCTCCCTCGTATTCTTTTTCTGCCATTTTTATCACTCCTTTACACATTATCCCAATCAATGGTGCCTTTGTTGGCTGAATGTGGCTCATTATCCTTTAGTGCAAACAGCCCTTGCCAGCAATGGTCTACTGACTGATTGAGAATTTTAACAGCCAAATCGTTATCGCCCTTTGAAAGTCTCTCGATAGTGTTCATAGCTCGGTGTAATGCCATGTCGGTACATATTGGCTTTTTGATTTTTTTTCTCATTGTCAAATATTCCTGAAAAGCACTCTCCAGCATTGCATCATCAGGGTAGTAGACAGTTTTCTTTTTAGATATTGATTTATCAATATCTTTTTCTTTTATATCCTTATCTTTACTATCCTTAACTATACTATTCTTATCTAAACTTACCTTACCTATACTATCCTGTGGCAGACAAGTGGCAACCACTTGGCAACCATCTGGCAACCCATTGGCAACCACACGGCAACCATCATCAGAAAATGTGTATGCACCATTGGATTTTATCTTTAATTTTGCCAATTCTTCCTTAAAATTCGTTGGTGTATACCGGTCTTTTCTCAAAGCGTTTGCCATGCGCCAATGCTTAATTACAATCACACCATTATCAAACTGATAAATGTATCTTTTTTCCAATAATTGTTGTAAATCAGCCACACTTGCGTGAGCTTTGAACATGGAAACTGATACCTGATTGCAAAATCCGTCATCGTCAGCAGACATAGATAAATGCAAATATAAGGCTTGTGCACTTGATGATAAAGCCATAAAATTATCATCATCAGTGACTTTTTTTGTGAACATTCTACGTTCTGCCATTATTAATCTCCTATTTTATCTCCAATTAGTTCCGATAGTTCCATCGGGATGGATAATAATATTTGAGTATCCATCTTTATAATCATTATTTCTCTGCTGCCACATATCTCCTAATGTCAATCTTGCATGTTTTCCCATATAGTCAAATGTTGCATATACAAAGAAATCACCAATTCTAAAGGTATGAATATCAATATCATCATCATTCTGTAAATCATTCCATATTTTTACAGGATAATCTTTCTTTTCGAGTCCACTTAAAAATCTGAATGAAAAATTATCAGCTTCCATTTTCATAAAATCTTTAATATACTCAATCGTTGGATTTTCAACTACTGTCTGAACTGTACAGTTTGGGAAATCACTAGGGCTTTTATGCACATAATCGTTATATGATAAGTTGATATGCGCTAATCCGTTAAGTTCCTTTGAATATCCAGTAGTATTGATTGAGCAAAACACATTATTGCTATGCTTTTTGTATGTATCAATAAGTTCTGAAACATGGTTAGGATATAGCCCCGGTTCGCCACCTGTAATTGTAAGTCTCGCATTGGGATGTTCCGACAGTATCTTTTTTAACGACTCAATCTGTGCCTTAAAATTATTATCGCCCTGCATAGGGTTCTTCCTCTCTAAGCAAAACGGACAGTTATAAGGACATTCCTGCGTTAATATCAACTGTACATTTATTCGATAATATAAAGGTCTGCCAAGAAAAGTTTTATCTGTTCTATTCGCAAGCCTGTACTGTAAATCGTTTTGCATTTCAGCTCTTATATCATCGTAAGAATTAAAATGTGGTATTTTGTGTAACTTACTGCTCATTGTTCTCACCCGCTTTCAATAAATCCATAAACTTCTCATACTGTTTCTGCGATACCTTGTTATGCTCTTTTTCGGGCTTTAAGCGGATTATAAGGTGTTTTTCAGCAATAGACGATAATTCCCTCGCTAACACTTTTTTGCCTTGCTGTATGCCATCTCTGTAGCCTTTAGAGGGCTTAAATTCATTTATCTTTTCCTTGCCCTCTCCTTGACCGCCAGCCGTTTTGTTATATCTGCACTGATAACCTCTTTTTGTGTATTCCAAAATCCAATATTGCTCCATTTCGTCAAGCTTGTCTTTCGGATAGTACATAACATTCAACTTCCAACCGTAAGGATTTTTTTCACTATAAAATCCTCTTTTCTTGATTGATAAATCTATGTGCTGATAGCCTGTCAAGTGCGATATACTGCGTTCTAAGCAATCTACGCTTTGACCGATATAAAAGTACGATATTCCGTTTTCATCAGTTCTAGTGTAGAAATAAATGCCACTTTGATTCTTCATATCGGGGCAAGCGTTTAATATGCGTTCTCTGTTCTTACTTTTTATGGCATATAATTGTTTATAATTTACACTTGGCATTTCTCTTACCTCCTAATATCTAAATCGCGTAATATTAGTATCGTCTGACCAACAGCCGAATGTATCGTTATTGCCATAAGCTTTGACGCTTACTGTAGCTCCGTCCATACCATCTGCGATGAAATCATCAGTGTAATTAGTGCGGTAAAACGCTGTATAAGTCGTGTCGTATTCTTTCCATGTTCCATCAGCCTTTGTGATTCTTACTTTGTAAGACGTTGCATTTTCGACTTCTGACCACTTGAATGCCACATAGGCGTAATGAAAATACCTTGATGCACTCTTGTAGTAAGATGCATATTTCACCACCGGAGTAGCGAGGACGCATTTCTCGAGCCAATTTTTTACAGCATTGTTAATAGCATCTTCTAAAGCACCATCAGGCTGAAAGTTGATGTCTGGAATCTTCACAGATGGTGGTTTGAGCGGTGGTGTACAAGCTGATACTGGTACAGCACTGGAAAGAGCCAGTGTAAGCGCGCCGATTATTGCTACTAATTTTCTTCTTTTTCTACACATTGTTTTATCCTCCTTTAGTCTCATACTCACACCTCTTTAATTAAATGGTAATTCCTCGTCAATACCATCAGGAATTGACATAAAGCTATCATCGGGTTTTGGCTGTGGCTCTGCACTGCTGCCACTTGAATTTTTGCTGTCACAAAATTCCAACTTAGATATATTGCAATCGTTAGTGTAGACTGTGTTTCCGTCTCTATTCTTGTAACTGCCTGTAGTCCACTCACCGATAACTGCTATCTTTGAGCCTTTAAATACATGCTTCTCTACTGTTTCAGCAATCTTGCCAAAAGCCACGCAGTTAATAAAATTTGCTTTATCGCCTTTCTTTTTAAAATTTTTATCAACGGCAAGTGTAAACCTTGCTATTGCCATTGCATTTTCACCCTGTGTATATCTAATATCCGGATCGCGTGTCAATCGTCCTAAAAGTGTTACAATATTCATTATTTTTCTCCTGTCTGTTTAATTTTTAAAAAGGGCACTCATTAGGATTAGCAAGTAGCCATTCCTTATTACGCTCTGCAACATCTACATTTGCCCCATAAGCGACTTTTTTCATCTTCTCGATGAAACTATCTCTATCAGAATTTTCACTTGATAAATGGCACATTATGACATTCTGCAAGCTATCCGAATAATTTGCCTTAACAAAATCACAAGCCGTGTCAATGCTTAAGTGACCTCTGAATACATGGTTAGCTTTGCCTGTGTTGTCTCTGTCAATTAAATCCTTGTCATAATTCACACCTAAGAGAATGTGGTTTATGTCTTTAAACTTCCATTTGACAACCTCACAATCTGTTATGTAAAGCATTCTCCCCATTTCCTTGTGAGTAATCAGAAATCCGAATATCGGGCAAGGTTCGCCATTTGCGTCTGTGTGTGTCCAATTTCCGTCTATTGTTGTTAAATCAAAGGGTTTTACTGTAAATCCGCCCATATTCATTGTTTTACAACTATCGCCTAAATATGGGGCAAGTATCGGTATTCCCATTGGTTTAAAATCGTTTAATGACCTTGAATGGTCGTCAATAATGCTCGTGTGAAATAAAGCAACCTACTATATTTTTTACATTCCAATCACACATCTTTTTTATGTCTTTAATTCCCATTCCTACATCAAGAATAAGTGTTTCGTTTTGTGACATAAGAGCGTAAGAATTTCCTTTACTTCCAGTTCCGCAACATTTCAATTTGAGCATTACATCACCTCGCTTTCATCTGCAAGTTTCCAAATATATCCGCCCGCCTGTTTTCTAATACCACCTTTATTATTAAAAGGTTCTTTATTGGCTACTTGTAAAATATTCCTCTGACATATTCCTGTCATCCTACTTGCAACTTCTCCATTTACATATGTAGCGAGTAATACTCCATCCTTAGTGTATTGGCATATTTTTCTTGGTTTCTCATATTTGTTATAATTAACAATTCCTGTAACCACTTGTGGATGTGTTTTTTCCGTTTCTTTTCTGTGCCTCTTTGGATGAATATATTCCAAATTTGAAACGGTATTGTTTTGCTTATTTCCATCTTTATGGTGTACTTGATATCCTTGCGGTCTGTCTCCTATAAAATGTTCTGCAACCAATTGATGTATTGCTATTGACTTCTTTTTGTTAGTTACAGAATTTCTTAAAACAATGCGAAGATAATCTCCTGTTGCATTTTGATTTGATAGAATATATCCGCCCTCTGTCTTTTTAAAACTTTTTACTCTTCCGTAATTGGAAATCTGATATTGCCCCTCAAAGCCTTTTATCCACTTCCATTCTTCATCCATACTCACACCTCGATTTCATCATCCTGTGGGAACTGAAAGATAGTATTGTTAATGTATTCTACTTTTGACGGCTGATTTTCAGCTCGTACCATAATGCCACATTTCTTTAATCTTTCAAATATCCTTGCCACATCTTCTGAAATATCAACATTCTGCATTACGATAGGCATACCGATATATGCCTCTCTTAACATTTCCATAGCCTTAATTGCCTTTTCTTTGCTTGAATATCTGCCGACTATTGAAACCTCACTGTCTCCAACAGGTTGTATTGCTATGGCATTTTCAATTCTTCCGTAAATAAAAATCGTACTCATTTCATACGAAAAATCCATTGTTCCGTCCTGTGAAATTACTCTCATATCAGCCCTCCTCACTCTGCATAAACGGCGGCAGCTCCTCTGACTGCTTGTCGGCTGTGTCAGTCGGCTCTACATCAATTATGTTGTCCTCGTCAAAATCTACTGTGTTTGCGTTTTCTTTAATCTCATCAGCAACAACCTTTTCTGTGTCAAGTTTTACATCTGATACATTCTGAAATTCCTCTTGTGCATATAAGCCTTGAAATCTATCTGGAAACGCTTCTCTTAAGGCCTGTACAACAGCTACTTTTCTAATCATTGTGGCTGGCTTTTTTGCCCATTGGCTGTTAAGAGAACCATCTTTTTTTCTTCCTGCGTACTCATCAAAGCCTACTGACTGATACTCGTCCTCTTTTCCGTCAATAAAGATTTTCGCCCAGCCACCTACGATAGTTTCGTTAGGTAAAACCATTGTTCCCTCTCGCTCTTCAACGGCTCCGTCCTTTTTAATTACAATAATTCCTGCTTTCTTTCCCTTATATCGTGGGTCTGCATTGGCTCTCTTTGTAAATACGTCTTTTCCAGTAACTATTGTGGCTGGGTCGTTGCTTCCATACTTAATAAGGTATGCTTCTCTCAAAAACGGATTTAAGTGCTGGTATCTGCATAATGACATAAACATCATTACTTCTCCGTCAGATACATTGCCGCCGCCGCTTACAAGGTATCTTTTTATCATTGTTGGAGAAATTTTTACCATTTCCCCATTTGATTCATACTCAACTAACTGCATATTCTCTGCCATAATTAATCCTCCTAAATCTCATTGAAAACCTGAACCGCAAACAGTTCATTAGGTGTCTGCTTGAATAGAACTCCGTCAGATATGACTGTATACATATATCCGTCATACTTAAGCTCTACAGTATGTTTCTTACCGCCCATATAATAATTTCTCTTCTTAATACTCATTTCTATACCTCCTATAATCCAAGTAACTTTTTGAGCGTTTCTCTTGCTCTCTCGGCTTCATCTTTCACCTATTCCTCGCTTTCTTCAAAATGTTCTCTTATATCCAATCCGTCATCGTCGTACCACTCGCACCATTCCCGCTCTTCCTCATCAAAATACTCAAGCCCGGAAGCATTGCAGTAATCCGGCTTTATGTTGTTTTTGTACTGAAATAAGTCATAATCCCATAATGTATTAAGAATTTTCCAAGCCTGTTCAATGCTTTCAACTTCGACATAAAAGTTTTTAACTGCTCCTACTTGGCAATTATGCCAAACTCTTAATTTTGTCATATTATTCTCGCTTTCTTCAAACTCTTTTAACTGTTCCGCTAACTTCTTGCACTCCTCTGCCACATATTCTTCTGTACGAACTATCAAGCCATCAGTACAAAATCTATCTTCAAGCTCAATTTTCATAGCAAGACGTTCTCTATGTTTAGGAAATCTCTCATAAGCGAGTTCAAGTTCTTTTGCGTCATCGTAATGCGCACAGTCAAATCCAAACCACCATAAATCACTTTCTATTGGATAGTTTGAATTTTCTCCACCATCCACAAAGGTAATACCGCCGTGGCATTGAAAATATGCTTCAATTCGTATTCTTTCGTCTTCATCAAGGCAAGCTCCAAGCAAAGGAAAAATACCGCTTATTTTTCGGTCTCCGACATCTGCTTTCTTAATTTCAAGATAGTCTGAATACTCTTTACCATATAAAGGGTGGTTTTTAGGAATGCCTACATATCCACACCTATGCCCCATCACATTGAATGTAACGACACATTTATATCCTGCGTGTTCAAACTCACGCTCTACAATGTAATTATCATTGCTCATATCACATCTCCTCAATCACAAGCTCTTTGTCCTGTGTATGCTTTAACAAGATTAGCTGGTTATCAATCTGTGGTATTCTCCAATCGTCAACGCTCTCTGTATCATCAATAATAATTGGAAAATTAACGCTTGCCACTTTCTGAAAAGCTCGGCATATGTCAACTTCCGTTAACATCCTTGCACCATGATTGAGATTTCTTGCATATGCTTCGCCATTGTAAACAAAGTCGCAGCACTCCTCTGTATCACCATTTAAGAGCGGTCTGAAAAGCTTTGCTGTGGCAAAATCCAAGTACTTATTTACATCAGCCTGTAAGAGTTCATTCTTCTTACGAGTAAACTCTTTCAGCAAATCAAGCTTTCTCTCCCAATCGGCTATCTCCTGATTGAGGTCTGTTCTCTTATCTTCAAGGTCAGCTATGCTATCATCTATACGCTTGTTATTCGCCACACCAAGCTCAACCCTCGCATTAGTCGATGAAACTTGCCTTAACAGTTCGTTTCGCTCGTTTTTGAGCTTTCTGATAAGTTCTGATGTATCGTTTTCATCTGCAAGAGCTTTCTCTTTTTCCTCGATTTTAGCTTTAAGCGCCTGATACTCACTGTTGCCTGTCATGTCAATATCAGTAGGTACCATTTCAAGCTCTTTAGCAACAATATCATGCCTTTCTGTCAGTTCCTTAATTTCTGCTTCGAGGTCAGCTATTTCTTTCTTCTTATTCTCGATAGCCTGTTTAAACTCCTTGCTAGTACTTGACAGTGCATTTCCCTTATCTTCAAGCTCTTTAAGGTTCTTTGCTTTTCGCTCGTCAAAGTCAGCTCTCATGCTCTCTATCTTATCTTCCGGCAATCTCTGACCACACATCGGACAATTAACACTGCTTTCATCAAAGGCAAGTTCTTTTGTTTTTCTCCACTCAGCGCGTATCTTTTCTAGGCTCTCTGTCCAAAATCTAACCTCTCTTTCAAAGTTTTCAATGGCAACCTTTTTAGTTCTTATTATTGACTCTCCTTTGCGAATTGAAGCATTAAAATCATCAAGCTGTGCCTGTAGCTCCATGCGCTTTTTTTGATTGTCAGCATTAGCTTTCCTCTCCATGTCTGAAAGCTCAAATTTAAGGTTCATAATGTCCTCTGTAGCTTTCTGCTTATCCTCTAAAATCTTGTTGTAGTCGGACAGCTTATCTTCAATCTCCTTAAGCTGTGGCTCGTATGTTTTCTTCTGCAGTTCAAGCTCTGCGAGGTCTGTATACTCATTGGTGGAATGAATTGTATCAATCCTTGTTGAGATTTCGTCTCTTTCCTTAATCAGTCCTTTACTGCCATTCCTACCGCCTGTGCCGTTTAGCTTGCCACGACATACTTTTTTGAGCTGGTCTACATCACCATCGTCAAACATCGGCTTAAGCTCGGCAAACTGCGGAAACATATCGCAGATTTCTTCATCGGTATGTGTGCCAAAATAGCTTGCAAGTGCTAATCTCTGCTCTGCCTGTGACTTGTTGAGCAATGTCATGGCATTTAAGCAAAATGGCAATACTCCAAGCTCTGCCATGTTGTCATTGATGTACTGATTGTAGTCAGCCATCTTGTATGGCACATCATTGATTGAGTAATCAGTAACACTGCCTGTAATCTCACCCTTTTTGTTGCGTTTCTGCCTTGTAACCTTTTTCAAGGCCTTTGCTTTTCCGCCAATTTCAAAGGTAACAGCTCTTACAATGTCAACATCGTCAATCTCGACTCCGTTTTCGTCATGTGGTCTTATGCCTGTAATTTCTCTGTCGTTCTCGTCATGGCAATTCAGCACATCAAGAATAATTCTCTTAACTGTCGATTTGCCGACTTCATTCTGACCGGACAATACAGTTTTCATTGAAAAATCTGCGTCTAATGTGTTTTTGCCATAGAATTTACAAAAATTCTGCGCAAAAATGTGTGTAATCTTCATTGCATTTCCTCTCTTTCTATTTGTTTATGGTTTTTAGAATCAAATTTCCGTGTAGGCTTGATTTTTTAACAACTCTCAGATATGAGTCCGACTCCGATACAAAAAGCCACTCGCTCGCCACGTAATGGGCCTTGTTAAGCAATAGCTTCTGCTCTCTTGTTAATGGCTTCAATCGGTATCTTGTATCACCCAGCCTAATTCTTCTTACATTGTCGCTCATTTAGCTTCTCCATTTCTTTATCTAGTAACGCTTGAAAGTCAAATGATTTGTCTTTGTGCCGTTTAGCTCGATATAATTCTTGTAGGTAATCGTTAGCACTCTGACGCTTCAATTGGCTACCAATCGCAGTAGATGTCAAGGTTTCCATTTCCGCTCCCTTCGTCATATACAATTCCTTGTATGCCAACAGGAGTATCAACCACACTTCCATGTGGTAAATCATCACTTGCAATTACTACATACTCGTTTTCATCAACCACTAACCCATGCTCGTTTAAATGTCTGCCCGGAATATTTAAACCACCTCCAGGTAACACTCTCTGTGAGTACCACGTATAAGTGTAATCGCCGTATCTGACTCGCCCCAGCTTCTTAAACCGGCTACAACTGTATTTCTTACGGCAAGTTGGAGCTGTTGGCTCTACATAGGTCTGCTCAACTACAACCGGCTCATTCTGAATTATTGTCGGTTCAATCTTCCCTAGCATTACGCTATTTAAATAGGAAGAAACACCGGCTGTCAGTTCAACTTTGTTATCTGCTTTCGTTGCTATTGGCTTTAAGGTCATAGTTCCAATTATTAAAGTCGATAACATCAATATCAGCTCTCTTTTTCTCATGCGGTTCACCTTCCTCTATGAGACATATTGCAATCAGTATCAGCCAAAATACTGTTACGATTGCTCCAACGATGATACTTGCTGTCTTAATTCCGTATGCCACCGATAATCCAAGGAAAAATGCAAATGCTAATCCTCCGAAAATCAAATAGCCACAGCCGGTATAGAATTTTTCTTTTAAAGTTCTTTTTCTCATACAATTACCTCACTATGCAAAACTCTGTTGAGCGTTTGCATCATGAATAAGCTCATCAAGATACTTAGGTACGACATAGCAATCAATGAACTCATGCACATCGTCTATATACTTCCTCTTGATACTCTTATAAGTAGATACGCAACCATACTCACGCTTTAACTGTGTCCATATGTCAGAAAATGTCTTGTGCCTGATACTGTTATCCCTGTATGCTTCGCTCTGCTTGCCACCAAGAATATTTACAACTCTGCGCTTAACATGCTGTTGTATCTCGTCAATATCGCAACTGTAAAGTGGTACGTTTTCCTTAAGCTCACTCACATCGTCTTTGATGTCGTTTACTTTCTGCTCCAATTCTGTGTAGCCCTGTGCCAAAAGCTGTATCTGACCACCTGTTGTCTTTGGCATACCATAACTGCCTGTTTTTCTGATTGACGGAAGTACCTCATCCATTACCCACCGCTCAAATTTCTCTGCGCTAGGCAATTTTGATTTCATAATAAGTCGGTATAAATCTCCCTCATTTATGTATGACATGGATTGCACTCCACTAGATGTAGGGGTGTCGCGTTTCACGACTCCCTTGCAATGCCTAGAAACTGCATCCCTCGGTGTCGCATACCCAAGTGCGGTTGCCACATCCGTTGCTACGAAATATGGCTTTCCGTCAATTTCTGTCATTCGGACTTCTCCGAACTCTTCATTGTTGAAAATCTGTAAATCGTTCATGTTTTCTCCTTTCTGTGTTATAATCCTCTTATTCTAAATAAGAAAAGAGGTGAAAAAATATGTTTCTAAAATTTCAAATAACTTGTACTTGTCACAATAGATATACTGTTAATGAAGATATATCTGCTGACAAGATTATTTGTCCTAACTGTGGTAAAGAATATCCTAGTTCTGCCAAACTTCTTGATATTCTTAATACTGCCAAAGAAATCCCTAATGGTAACTCAATGTCAGAGGAATTTCCGATAAGGGTTATTTCGGAGAATGAAGATATGAATACGACTCTACATTAATCTTCATATACTCTAAGAAACCCTTGATTTGTGAAACGGACAGATTGTGTTCAGCAAGTATTTTTTTTACTTCCCTTGCCATTTCGGCACATTCCTGTCCGTTTCCTCTCATAAACGTCATGAAGTTTTCGCCATCTATGTCGTTTCCAAGTTTTTGATTTAACATAGGTATTAATTCCATTCGTTACTCCTTTCTCTCTACTCAATAAAATAAGAAACTTCTACACCAAAATAATTAGCAATCTTAATTAGCTTGTCTGTTTTTGGCATTGATTTTCCTGACTTCCAATCCGAAAAAGTACTCCGTGCCATTCCAAGCTCTTCCGACAGTTTGTAAAACGAAACGTTTCTAGCTTTTATGAGCGTGTCAAGTTTTTTAAAACTCGCCTGTCGTTTTTTCTTATTCAATTTCCCATCTCCTTTCTTGACAATAGTTAGGAAATCCGTTACTATAAAAAGTGCCATATTAGGCAACGACTGTTAGTGGTAGTACACTAACAGCTTTTGTTTTTTAGTTCAAAAATCCTAACTAAGTCTTGATAAAAATTAGAAAATCGTGTATACTATGAATTGTCCAGAAACATAATATTATTTTCTCAATTTTATTTTTTATTGAGTTGAGATTTCCTAACTTCTTTTTTTATTCTACATTAGGAAGTCTTATTTGTCAACCCCAAATGTTGAGAAATCACAACTTTTTTTAAAGGAGATTTTCTATGTACGAAAGATATTGTAAATTAAGAGACTCAAAAGGGTTAAATGATTCAGAAGTGGCTAAATATGGCGGTTTCCCTAAAAGTACTTTTTCAGATTGGAAAAAAGGAAAGAGCTGTCCAAAATTGTTTAAGTTGGTAAAAATTGCAGAATGTCTTGATTGTTCACTTGATTATTTAGTTACCGGAAAAGAGCACCATTCAGTTGTCGAGGAAGCAACAAAAGACTTGGCTCTGTCGAAAATGGATAGTAAAATCAAGGACTACGCTTTGAAATTATCTAAATTGTCGGATAAAGAGCAAGAAAATATTATGAATTTAATAGATATGATGTATGAAAATACTCAAAATAAATCAAATTAATAAGAAAGGCGGTATTTTAATTATGAGTAAAACTGTTAAATGTCCTAAATGGGGTTGTGATGGTGTTGGCATACCTGTTGATACCAAGAAAAAATTCTCATTCGGCAAAGCGCTTGTTGGCAACACAGTAGGTGGTCTCTTCGGACCCGTCGGTGCCGTTGTCGGTACTGCTACCGGAATTAAAGGCAAAAACGGCAAAACAAAGTTTGTGTGTTCAAAGTGTGGTAACGTTTGGGAAAAGAAAATATAACCACCAAGGCAGAGTTTTTACTCTGCCTCTATTTTTCCTTTAATAAATATGTACAAGTACAATAACAGGTCTTTATCTTCCAAGCCCTCAATCATTTTAATTATTTCTTCCTTATATTCCATACAATACCACCTCCGATACATCCATTATAGAACATTTGTTCTTAAACGTCAATATTAGGACGGCAGAAAAATCCACCGCCCTACCGAAACTTGAAGAGTTCTCTTGTTTGAGAACATCATTACTGTATCACTTTAAAGTGTTTTATTTTGTCGAATATTGACAACATGGATTGCAAAGAATAGATATATTACTACATAATTAATTCCCCCAATAAAATATTACATATTGAACTCTACAACTCATATTCCCTTGTACTATATCTTTAAAAACTACATACCAACTATTATTTAACATAGTTACACATTCTAAGTGAGAAGGAAAAGCCTTTCCGTCACCATTACTTATTAATATAGCAATATCATTAACAGAGAAACTTTCTAACCCAAACATGTTTTTGACTTGTTCTAAGGTAAATAACATAAATGAATTATTACCCGATTTCACTTCTTTTACTATAGTGCCAGCTTTAATTTTTATACCATCTAAATTAATTTTAAAATCCGTCTTTAAATTGCCTAAACTCTGGTTTAATTCACCATATTTGTCATTCAAAATCTTACCTTGGCTCGCATCTAATGCACTGCCAGTGGTAGTAGTCGTGAGATTGTTCGCTAAATCTTTAAAAGCAAAGCTTTTCAAATCAGCGAACCACTTCTTAATTTTCTTGAAGCCGACCGACACTTTTTCGCCAGAAACAAGATTTGCTCTAGTTGTTGCATCGGCAAAAGTAACTGTTGTATCGCTTATATTTCCATCTTCTGCAACCGCTCCGATATTGGTAGGGGTTATGTTTACATTTCCTCTGCGATAATAAGCTTCTTTTGCGCCTTTTACTCCTGTTACCGGTGTGCCGGCAAGCACATCCCAATATCTGTCGATTGTCAGATATACATTACTGCCGGCGGGAATTATATTACCAGCCCCCTCTTTAAAATCTGTGGTCGTAGTAAATTGGTCGGCTATGTTGTACATATCACCAGAGGTTGCTTCTGCTGTAGTGGGCAAGTCAGCAAAATTAATAGTTCCAAGAGGCCTTAATGCCCCACTTAAGCTCTCAGATATTTCTTTGGCTTGCTTTGCATATTTTTGTGCTTCCGACTCGCTCTTAGCAGAGCTAGTCTCGCTTGTCTTAGCATTAGTTTCAGAAGCCTTGGCTTTTATTTCGCTTTCTTTAGCATTGCTTGCAGAATTAGCTGATTCTTGAGCTTTGCTTGTAGCAAGTTCTGCTGATTTTTGAGCTTGTGATACGGATTGAGCCATGCCGTCAAGGTAACTCTGAATAAGTCTTTGAATTTCAACGTCAAAATCCTCAACGGTTCCCATTCGCTTAACTATTCCTGGTGCGAAGCACATCCATATCTGTTGTTTTTTCGTGTCGGAATCGGTCGATACCGCCCATTCTCCGGCTTTCATTTTTAAGGGGTCGAACTCCGCGTATGCCCCTCGTCTCATTTGAATTGCCATAAGCTATACCTCACTTTCATTAATGCCTAATTTCTGACACAATCTTGAAAACTTATCTTCCAATTCATCTATGTGTTTTTGCATTTTATCAATCTTCTGCTCGTCTCCAGCAAGTCTTAAGATTAGGAATTGCTCATAGTTCATGCCGTAGTACAGTGTATCATCATCCGATGTTGCTTTGTTTTGGAAAATCATATCAAGATTTTCATCGACATGCCCTTTATCTTTAAGGTTCTCGATTATATCCTGTGCCATCGCTCCAAAATATAACGGCTTGTCTGAATATCCTTGTCTATTAAGATTGTATTGAAATAAATCGACCGAGCCTACTGCATCAATATAATCTTGATTAATTGCTTTAATATTCTTTTTTAAACGTTTATCTGATGAACTCCATACCCAAGTATCATCGACTTGGAAGCTCAAGGCACTACCATCCCAGTCGCAGTGATATGTATGCTCTGTCGTGTCGCCACACATCGCGTATCCTCCATCGCTTTCTCTAAATTTTGGCGATTCCACATAGCTTGCTGCATTTAGTATTTTTGCACCAATGCTTCCAAATGGTCCATATAGTGATATTACGGCTTCGTCATTTTTATACATTCTAAAAACGCCACCGTTGCTTTCTAATCTAAATTTTGTCCCCACGTTGTTTGTTGACTCGATTTTAAATTTAGTATCAGACACGCTTCCGCCAGTAAGCGATATTGATGAATTACCAACAATATTTTTACCATTTATTGTCGTTCCGGTAATATTTTCGGCATCAACACTTCCTGCCTTAACGTCAAGTGCGTTTACATAGCTTGTAGTCACTGTGTCTTTGGTTATCTGAGTGACTTTAGCAGTAGTGTCAGCCACATTATCCCAAGCAATTTTCACACTGCTATCAAGTGTCAAGCCCCTATTGTCAAGGGTGACCAGTGTTTTACCTTTTGCATCCTTAACATACTGCACACCACTTACATTGTTTTCCCCGCCTAAAGTAAGTGTTCCACCATGCGCCCAGTCAAAATTAATGCCGATAGCCGACATAATATTGAAAATAGCGTTTCCGTCTTTGTCAACTCCTGCTTTCCATGTTTTGCCGTAATCATTTGAAACCGCTAAGCCATTAGCCGTCATTTTCCACTGTATGTTGCTCGAATTAAGGTCGGCTTTATTATGCATAATGTAAATGATTGAGCCATCTTCTTGTTTCTGCTCGGTCTTAAAAAGCCCGAGCGATTGAGACATTAGCTGTGTCAGCAATTGCATTTGCTTATTATATACACTTAGTTGTGCCTGCGCAACTTTCCTAGCTTGTACGACAGCCTTTGTCTCATTACTGAATTTGTCAGCACTATTTCTTGAAGCATTTTCAGCGTCACACGAAATTTTAGTGCCGCTTCCAACTGTAAATGTTCGGTTAGAAATAAAACAGCTATAGGTATTCTGCTTGCGGTCTGTCACAAGTGCCACATCTCCGCTCTCAATCAGTGGGTTTGACAAGAGTGTAGCATCAAGCGGTCTGAACCTCATGCCACCGATTTTTTTGAAGATATAATTTGCAACTGCCTGTGCCTTGTCTGCCGGAATAAACGGATTATCAGAGATTGAGACTACATATCCCTCTTTTCCGGCAAGCGCGTTAACATCTTTCGCCTTATCCTCTTTTGAGGTTACTGTTACCTTTACCCCGGTGATAACAACATCATCAGTCGCAACATTCAAGTCTTTTTGCGTGTAAATATTGTGGTAATTTCTCGCTTCTGTAAATGTTCCGCCATCGGCACTATCTCCGTCAGAATACTTAAATGTTCCACCATCAACACTATCTCCGTCAGAGTATGGTGTAGTTTTTGTGCTAAAAGTTCCACCATTGTAATTTTGGCTCCCAAACTGGCTCATATCATACCAACCGATAAGCAATTCACCATCGTGACCGCATTTGCCCCATAATCCGCTTAACTGTAAGATATAAGCTATTACCTGTCCGTATGTGAGCTTTTGATTATCACTTGGCATCTCGTTAATCACGTAATCAGAGTTATCAAATTTCGCCATAGTAAAAGGTACATCACACTTAATACAAGCGTCTCTGACTACCTCATACGCTGTCGTAGGGTAGCTTAAATTGCTGTCATACTCACGATTGAAATTATTAATATTGTCAAGGCAAGTAAGCGTTATGAGTGAGCCGTCATAGCTTGTCTCGCTGACTCTATACTCACCAATTTTTAGTTTTTCACTTGTGCCATCAGAAAAGCTTTTTGAAACATATGCTGTTACGCTTGCCTTATCAAAATCATACTTGCTGTAATCCTCGTAAATGTTATTCAGCTTAATTTTCAGTTTTCCAGCAATCAAAGCCCCGATTGTGAAAGTGCCATTGCTTGATGTTGAATCATTAACTTCGAAGCAATTCGCCCACAGCTCACTATCACTAACAGGGATTTTTTCACCATTAGTTGTAACTATGTCAGCAAAACAATTTACGTTTATATTATTATCGAGCATTACTGCTCTTTGCCACTTAGCCGATACGTTAAGCATTTAATCACCGCCTTATACTTCTATGAGGTCGAAACTCAATGTCTCATACCTCTTATTGTTGATAGTCCATATCTTGATAGGTGCGCTTCTATCACCTACATAGAATGTACGTGTTTCATCAGTGCCACTCATAGCGTCAGGATATGTTACTCTGATATATTCGGGGTTTACCATTTGAAGTATCCTTGCTGTCCTAGCTGTGTCTGTACCACTCCACGACAATTTAAGTTGCCGTTTCTGCGCTATTCTATTCTTGTGCATTTGAGCATCCTGTGTTCGCCCACTGTCGCTTGCAGACACATCAATCATGCCCCATTCAAAAGTTGATGGAGTGGGTAATGCCACTCCATCTACTAACATCATTGCCATATTGTTACCTCGTAAAAAGACACCCACGCAAGGGTGAGTGTCTTAGCCAAATTCATTTGCTACAATATATCGTTGTCCGTGCTTTGCCTTGCCTACTTGTGTCATGCGATAGAGCGTTTCACTGTCGCACTTAAACACATTTTCAATGACAGGTGCAGAGTTTCCGCCGGCATTATAGTTCATCATTACTTGTGCCATTCCTTCCATGACAGCCTGTTTAATTCCCTCGGTGATTTGTTGGTTGTTTGCAACTACGTTTTTGCCGTTTGAGAATTTACCGACTAACTCATTGTGATTAATGAAAGCCATGCCGTCCTCTCCCCTTGGGAAAATTCCACCACTAGCAAGCCTTGGAATATGTACTTTCGGAACTAACGATACTCCGTTCCAATTTGCACCAGCCACCTTAGCAGCCATAGAAACAACTTTGTTAAATCCTCTTAATAAAGAATTAATTCCACTGACAACAAAATTAACCCCATTCTCTATTTTTGATATAACGTAGTTCATAGCCCCTGTGACACCGCCTCTTATTGAACTCCACACATAATTAAACGCGTTTGTAATTCCGTTTTTCATAATATTAAAGCAGTTCGTGATAGGCGAAATAACATTGCCATTAAACCAACCCGCCACGCTTTGCCAAGTAGATATAACAAAGTTCTTTGCTACGCTAAGTGCCGATGTTATGCCAGCTTTCAACATATTAAAAAAGTTTGAAATCGGTTGTATTACTGTACCGCTAAACCAACTTGCCACCCCTTGCCATGTTGAAAATACAAAATCTTTTGCTGTCTGTATCGTTGTCTGTATAAGCGTTTTTAAAAAATTAAACAGATTTGAAATTGGAGTAATTACATTATTATTAAACCAGCTTGAAGCTACTATCCAAATTGCTTGAATTATTATCCAAACACCTTGAAAAATCTGTTGTGCTCGTGTAGCAAAGCCTTTAAAAAAGCCAACTATCGGCTCAATTACTGTGGAACTAAACCATTTCGAAGCTCCTTGCCACACAGTTACTATGTCTTTCCATAAAGAACCGAAAAAGCCACTTATGGTTTTCCACATATCTTTAAAAAATGAAACTACAGGCTCAATGACATTTTCATTGAACCAATCGCCAACCGTTGAAAATAGTTCACAAATTGTGTTCCAATTATCTTTTACTAAAACAACGATTGTTGATACTGCCGCCACTATTGCTCCAACAATTACCGCCGGCAATGCTGCCACACCAGCTAATATTGCTCCGATTGTGGCTAATGCAACACCTATTACCATTAGAATTTCATTTATCCAACTAAATCCGTCTTTTAACATTTTGACAAAATTTACAATAGATAAAATTGTTCCGGCTATTGCCGAAAAAGCAGAACCAATTGTTGCTAATAGGTCTACTGCCCCTGTTCCGAATGCGGCTGTTATTGCATCACCCAAGCTTAAGCCACTAAATAATCCCTCTATGAGCAATCCAAGATTAGTTGACAATGAGGCGAAAATCGTTTTAAATGCTTGCATTATTGCCGTTCCAATGCCGGCTCCTTCTACAAGCTCAAATCCAATTTTTGAAGCTATTGCCTGTGCTATCGCTTTTGATAATGATTTTCCAATAAAAGCGAGTGCCACTGAACCTAATTTTAGCGAAATTATCTTTTTTATCAGCAATGTGCCAACTATTATCTCAACAGTTTTGATGTCCAAATTGCTTAAAAAGTCCGTAATTCCTTTTAGTACGTCTTTCCACGACACATTTTTAATTGCCGTGGTTAGCATGGTGTATATTCCTTGTACCCATGCGTTAATAGTTTTTGCTAGTAACGCAAAATCAAAATTCTCAAAAAATCCATTAATGCCGTTAGCAATCGACAAGCCAAAATTAGTCCAGTCGAATGTTGTACCGAATGAATTGAGAAAATGCAAAGCTGTGTTTAGTGAACCGGCTATTGTTGCACCCAAATCATAAAAGAGTCTTGGGCTGATTAAGCCGTTAAGAAAGTCTGCAAGTCCTTTTCCGAAATTGTCAGCTTTCTGATAAATCTTCTTCCAATCAATGCTCTCCATAGCACTCGCAAGAGCGTCACCGATGTACTTTCCGAGTGAGTATAAATCCTTGATTGATGATTTGTATTTTTCGAGCAATCCATCGGTCTTTTTCAGCGAGCTATCAACACCACCTCCAGCTCCACCGCCACCGGAACCGCCACTGCCCGAACCGCCACCACTGCCACTATCGCTGTTATCGTCAAGTGCGTGTATCTCATCTATGCTAAGCAGTGTCTTTTTCAGTTTTTGCGCTTTCTTATTAGAACTATCAGCGTTATCGCCAATATCGCCAACTCCGTCAGCTATGTCCTCCATGCCGTCAACAGTAGCACCGCCACCGCTTATCTCGATAGTCCATCCGAAGATTGCTCCGAGTGCGTCAGCTACAGTTCTTGTAAAGCTGATAACCTTGAGCATTACTTTACTTAAAGCTTGGACAAATGGCTTTAGAGCATTGATTATTACGCTACCTATGATACTGCCCCATGCTTGGAACTCTTGCTTAAGGACTCTTACACTGTTAGCCCAAGTGTTGGCAGTTTTAGCAAAATCACCTTGCGCAGCTTGCGTATTTGCCATGACATAATTGTACCTTAAGAGTACTTTTTCAGCTTGCGTCATTGACTTGATATTTGCGTCAAGTCCGTTTTTCATAGCCCACTCTGAAAGTGTGGCTTGTGTTAAATCAAGTCCGTATCTCCTTAATGGTGCAATTGTTCCTGAAAAAATGGATTGTAAGCTCTTTGCAACATCAGCTTGGTCTACATCGTAGAATGAAGCCATATCGCCAGCTAACCTTGTAAGATTAAGTGACATATCAGCCATACTGTCCGTAGTCTTGTATAGCGTGTTATTTTGACTCATAAGAGCTTTATTTGCCACTGCCGTACCATTTGCCACTTGCTCTGACGAAATACCTATAGAAGTACCCAGTGCTTGAAATCTACTTGCAATCTGCTTAACTGTCAGCTCGGACATTCCAAAGTCTTGAATTGATGTTTTTGTAAAATCATCAACCTTGCTTGCCATATCGCCAAACGTGGTATCTACTACGTTTTGAACCTCCGTTAATTGGCTCGCTAAATCAACTGCACCGCCTATTTTTCCAACAGCTCGCATAACTAACCAATAAGTTGCGTAAAACTTACCAATGGTCGAAGCTAAGCCCCTAAATCCGCTCCTTGTACTCTTAATTGACTTAGTTGTGTTTGAAAAGCCGGTAACAAGTGACCTACTAGCCGAACCGACTTTCGAGCCTTGTTGCGACAGATTAGCAAGCGCATTAGTCATTTGAATAATGTTACTGCTGACTCTCGGTGCGTTAGATAATGTTGTCATTACCTCTTTCAAGGCACTGCCAAGGTTTCTGATGTTATCCGCAGCATATCCGGCTGATTTTGAACCGAGCTTTGAGATTGAAGCTGTTAGCTGTGTAATCTCTGCTGATTGCTTTGAGATACTCGCAAAGCCCGACAGTTCTGTTGCCATGCTCTTCAAAGCACTTGCCGAGCTGACAAGTCTTGCAGTATCAAGGTTGCCGAGCTTCTCCATGTTAGTTGCAATCTTGCTAAAGGTACGTGTGTCAATACTGCTCACACTTCTAAGTGATGTTGCAAGTTGTGACATTCCGCTCGCAAAATTGCTTATGCTTGCACCATTGAGGGAATTGAGAGTATCTCCAAGTCCTTGCAACTTAGCTTGTAAGTTGCCTATGGCTCTAGTCGCTTGCTGTGCGGCCGACTTGATTTGAAGCTCAATGCTCTCTGCCATTTTCTCACCTCCCTGTAATAAAAAAGAGCTACCCTAAAGTAGCTCTCATGTATTTAGTCTTTGAGCAGATAGTATGTTGTAATCAATCCAACATATCCATCTTGCTTAAGACCTCTATTCTTTTGAAATACCATGACACATTTAGTGAGATAATCCGTCCACTTGCCGTAATCAGTATCAAGTTTATAAAAATGATACTTGTCATGCAGAGTTTTTCTCAACCACTTAATGGCTGTCGGGCAGTTATGCCTCTGACCGCTCCACAAATTGTGATTTTTAGCAAATCTCTGTGAATTAACTCCAAATCTGCCATCTTCTTTAAGCTCGTCTGTGTCAAATCCGATGTTCATGGCATGTTGCCATTTTCTTACATCATCATTATCGAGGTAATATTCCTCATTGCCTTTCCAAGCGTTATTCTTTGCCGGAGTTGCTGTTGGTGCCGGATTATTCTCTATTCCGTCGCCCTTGTCAAGCTCAATATAGAATAAGTTAGCGTCAGTGCTGTTATTCAGACCGCTACAAGTAAATGCGCTCGAATACTGCCAGCCATACAGAGGATGCTGTATAACAGGTTTCTTTGCGCTATTAGGTTCATCACCAATAGACATTCCCTTAGTTGATGGATAACGTGCTATCCAAAACGGACAATTAATCTGATTTGCGTATGGTGCAATGTACTGATTGTAAAAGCTAAGCCCTGTGTATACACCAAAATTAAGCCCAACGCTCTTGATAACACTCTGATATGCGTTGATAATATCAATAAGTGTCTGTCCGAGTCCTTGCTGGCACTTATCTTCAACATCTAACCAAACGAAAGTTTTTCTTCCGTTAAGTACCTCAATCACTCTCTGCGCGTCTGTCTTTGCCTTTTCTACTGTTGTGGCGTATGAGTAGTTATAAACACCTTGTATCGGCATTCCTGCATCAGTACAGCCTTTCCAGTTTTGCTCAAAGGTTTTATCCGGGTTCAAGTTCTTTCTGATGATTTTCAAGATTGCAAATTGCACCCCAGCCCACTTAACCTTACTCCAATCAATATTTCCTTGATATGACGATACGTCAATTCCTTTATATGCCATATTTTCACCTCATTAATCAGGACTTTCAGGTAATCCTGACTGTCTTAATGCGTTAATTCGTTGCTTCATTTCATAAACGGCAATTTCCTCATTAGACTCTTTGTATTTAGGCTCGTTATCTTTTGAATATTGCTCATTTAACGATTTTTCGATGTATTTTGCCCTTGCTTTGTTGCCGTTCAAAGCTCTGTCGATAGCTGTAAGAGTTGCGCTCAATCCGTATGTGCCCCACCAAGCCCACATGTTGGAGTCGGCTTCTTTTTGTGCAAGCATATAAGCCTTTGAATAAGGCTCTAAATCAGCCGGACAAGACATGTCTATGTCCTCAACGCTAAATCCATAGCCTTTAGTTGCTAAAAGCCAACATGGGCGGATTTCGTTACAATATACTTCCCACGTAAGCTCTTTTACTTCTTGATTGGTTTCTTCTTGGCTGTCTGTTCCTCTTTCGCCAGCATCTTCGATAAAAAACTGTTTTTCTCCATTTCCGCAGACAAGTCATTATAGAGTGATTGTAAATCTCCGCCCTCTTCGTTCTCCGGGTCAAGATAATCGTCAAGTAAATCGTATACCTTTACAAGCTGTTTCTCTTTTGCCTCTTTATCGTCAAAATCAAAGCCAAATTCGTCAGCGTGGAATTTCTGCAAACCTACAAGCAAAAACTCCGGTAAAAATTCAAGCATGTTGTCAATGACTTCAAGCCCCTCACCCTGTTGCTCCATTCCTACGAGCCTTGGAATAATTTTATTTTTAACTACCGGTGCATATCCGAATTTAACTGTATACTCTTTTCCACTTAATTTAATTTTCATTTTATCTTTCCCTTTCTCCCTAATTTATATAGGGAAAGAGGCAGTTTTAACACTGCCTCAATTACCTTACTATATTGTATCTTCAAGTTCGCTGTCAGCCGTGCTATCATCATAGCCAACCGCTACGGCTTTTTCCGATTGGCTCACCCTTTTTTTGTGAGTGTGATTACTGTTGGATAGCCTTGGTCGTCCTCTGTTACCGCAACCTCGTAGTTATCCTCAATCCACTTAGGCACTGTCTGAACTGATACAGTAGCGGTTCCTGTTAAGTGTTCATCAGAAGCCTCACCTGGGGCGAATGATTCCTGTCCAATAAAAGCGCAGATACCCTCTGAACCTTTTCCGTCTGTGCCGTACAGAATAATGAAATCGAGCTTCTTGCCCTCGTTAGTTACCATCTCGTCTTTGTACTTTTTCTCAAAAGCTCCCTCGACTTCCATGGAACCGGCTGAACGTCTGCCCATTTCCTGTGTCTCTACTAAATCTTCAAGGGTTGAAGTATCTACCATGTTCTGTGAACCGAATGGTGAGGGGATTGATTTTGCCCTTATTAAGAGCTTGTAAGTTCCAGCCCAGTAATCGCCACTTGTGGCGGATGCGGTTGGTGTCTTGTAAGCAATTCTACTTTTTAAACCTGTTGCCATTTTTATTACCTCCTAATTTTTCATAAAAAAATAAGAGCCAAAAAGCTCTTATAATCTATCATTCCAGTCGAATGACCGCCTAGCACGTAATGTTGCTGTCCATAATTTGCCGTTTTTTCTAGCGAATGGGGCTGGCACTAACTTGAATGACATGGCTTTGTATTCATTAGCCACTGTCTGCGCCACATTCAAGGCTTCTGAACGGCTTTTATTTGTTGTAACAATTACTTGTGCTGTAAATAACACTGTATTCACTCTTTCGCACTCTAAATCCTCATTCTGTTCAATAGGTTCGAGTGCCTGAACTAGCACTGTCGGGAAGCTAGCCGCTGCACTGTCCGACTGTTCCTCTTGCGTGAATTTTAGCTTGGGATATTTAGTTTTCAATTTTTTCTCACATCGGGTTTTCACAATCGCATACGTGAGGTTTTCAAGGTCATAAACCCATTGATTTTGACTCGCCACTTTATCTCACCTCAACTAAAATTTTTCCGTGCCGTTCTCATAATGTCATTTTCCATTTTTAAAAATGCGTGATACATCGGCATTGTAGGTGTAATGCCGTATGAATGGTGTAATTCTCCACTTTCGTCTCTCCAATACCAACCCTCGCTGTCAAATGCGTGTGTCTGTCCCGGGAAAGTTCCTTGACCGCCTCTTGTATCATTAAAATGTGGTTTAGCTCTCCAGCCCGAGCCGTATTCAGCCATAAGTAAAGGCGATACATCAACTGTCTTAAGTCCGTCTGCCGTCTGCCATGTACTTTGTATCTGCCCTGTTTCGGTAGCAAGCACAATAGCCGTACAGCCGTCTGTTGTATCTTTAATTTCGTAACTAAATGTAATATAGTGTCCGAAATTGCCTGTATTTGCTTGCGCTACAGCAATGCCATTACTAGCAAGCTCTCCAACAAATGCTATGCACTTGTCCTGTAAGCGGTCTTTATATTTTTCAAGCTTGTCTATCGCATCTTGTATAGATTTTTCTGTCAAAGAAACGTCAATCTTCATAATTACACTTCTTTCACGACTGCTTTGAGCATGTATTTAACTGAATAGAGAGAGGGCTTGACCCCTACTATTGTAAAGTCTGCGGAAGTTGAATCAACTAATCCGTTGGTATCCTTTGTAGGCTCACTATCAAGCCAAATAACGTCACCTTTTTTAAAAGGGTATTCTCCTCTGTCTGTCAGCAAAACAGCGTCAAAATCAGCCGTATTAAAGCCATATTCCTTGTTTTGTGCTTCTCCTCCGTCAAACGATATATTCGCTCGAAAATCAATAGGCTCCGAAAAGCCTGTTTCCTCATGGGTGTAATATATCTTCTCTCCGTCCTCTGTTTCGTAAAACTTTAGATTTCCGTCCTCGTCTTTTTCATAAACTGTGACTGTTTGACCTTGAAGCGCGTACTTCATGGCTTGCTTATTAATGTCAAGCATTTTTCTTTATCTGCTTGTAAATCTGATTAACGCCGGTGCTTGCCATGCCCGACACAATGCCAACTGCTATTGCATCAAGAATGTTGTTTGCCGGATAACCGGGAATTACAAACATTCCAACAATACCGAGTACTCCACCGGCTACACCTACGATAATAGGAATAACATTATCTTTAACCTGTGGTATCTGCTTTGAAGCATATCCGATTAAATAAGTAATTACCATAATGGCAACTACTGTAGGTACTTGTGTAAAGTCCATCAGCTTTTACCTCCTTTACCTAAATGGATTTCCTCAATCTCATTTTTCATTTTTGTCACCATGCCATTACCACCGAGTGCGTGGTATGCGTCATACATCTCGCAAAAATTCTGATACGCATATGAGGGAATTTCGCCAAGCTTCATGTACTTATCGTGGTATTCGATAAGCTGTACTCGTAAAAGTAACATTGTACCTTTTCCGTTTGCTTGTCGTAGCTTCTTTTCCTCTTCAATGCGCTCGTTTCTTTCTTTTGTGTCTATCGCTTTTTGCTTTTTCTGCTCTTGTAAAAGCCAAACAATATAACCCAAAAGCGCTGTCAGGACAATTGGCAAGGCAATAATGTATGTCTGATAGATTAAATTATTCATCTTACAGCCTTTCGTCTTTAGTAATTGGCACACCGCCCACCACCTCTTAATGTGTACCGCCTGCTACCACTTTACCGACATTAGTAAAATGGTAACGCACAATCTTCTTTTGCTTATAGTACTTTGACAAAAGGAAATACTCCGACAAACAGCTTATCTCTGTCTTTCCATGTACGGCTCACTCCACCCTCACTCAATGCGCTCATATAGTTCTCACCAGCTTGTGAATGGTCGTAGACAGCGAGATTGATAACGACATTCTCAAACTGCTTTAAATCGGCAGTTATATCATCATCAGTGAAAGTGTCCGGATAACACCTTTTTGCTTTTACATCTTCCGTGGCTTGTCTAATGAGCTGTTCAATGAGTGGGTTATCTTCTTTTTTATCGAATGCAACCACATCAGATGTTGTATAATCGTCGTTTGTGACAGTTTCGATATGATATTGTTTAAGTCTGATTTTGACTTGCTCTAATGTGGTGTATTCCATGCCAAGCTCCTTATAATCCAAACTTTTCAATTAACATTTTCTTCAAGTCGCTGCCATTTATTTCTGTGGCATTTTCAATACCATTTTCGCTCGCAAGCTTCTTTAGGTCGGCTGTTGACATTCTGTTAATTTCTGTCTTTGTGTATGGTGTTTCAGGTGGGTTCATAAAATCAGAAGGCACCGAATTGCTATTGCTTTCCGGTACCTCGTCTCCGACTTTATACCACACTCCATCATGCTTTATAGAGTGCGTTGCTATCATAAGCCTTAATCCTCCTTAACTTTGAGAACCATAACGCTATCCATACCCTCGAATGTAGGTAATCCAATCATAGATACGATACAGTGAGTATTGATAGGATGATTTGTAGCGTATGTGTATACAGATACACCTGTCTCAACAAGTGAGAGGTTTCCGTCTGTGATACTTCCGCTTCTTTCCTCTGGAGTCTTACCGAATGTGTAATCGCCAAGGAATACTCCGGCAGACTGTGCGGATACAATGCCTGTTGGTACAAAGTACTGTGTCTGTCCTGACTCGTCAACATAGAGCTTATCGTATACTTCAATCTCGATACCATATCCTCTAAGGTATTCAGTAACCTGTCCTTGCTGTAATCTGATACCGCCATTGTAAGCAGTGATACCGAGTACCTGTTTCTTTGTGTCCTCCGCGTTAAGCACCATTTCCCACGTCTCTGTATTCATGGTAAAACGTGTAAGTGAGTAGCCTGTAGCCTTTGAGAAATCTCTTTTAGTCTTAATAAGGTCGTCAAGTGGTGTGGCTGTAGCCGACTTGTCCCATGCGCTTGTGCCTGTAAAAGTCTTGTAATGGCTTGCTGTATGCTCTGATTTCTCGTTATCCGAAAGGTAATCAATGTAATATGGCTTTTTGTCAATAGTTACCTTTATTCTTGGAACACCATCTGTAGGTGCAAGTAACTGCCAAATCTGTCTCTCCGGCACAACTAATGCACCCTCGATAAGGTTCATTGGTTTCTTTGAGATTTCACGTAATACGTTATTGGCAAGGCTAGAGTTTTCAGAAGTTCTGTAATTGTCATACTCCTGTTCCTCTTTCTCCGTTACCATATAAGACTCACGATAAAATGGCATTGAGTTCTGAATGTCAGAGAAGCCTCCAACATCTCTTAACTCTGCCTGTGCGTCAAAGTTTGAAGCTTTGAGTGATACTGGCAGTCCATTCTTGCCCTTGATAAATCTAAGGTCGAGCGAGTCCTGTTTACGTGTTCCGAATTTTTGTCTGCCAAGATAAGGGGCAGTTCCTAATGTCTTTTTGTAGTTATCCCACATTACACCGAGGCTTCTCGCTGTAAATGCTTTTGCTAATGGTAATGCCATGTTCTTCTACCTCCTTTTAAACCTGACTTGCTACAATCTTTGGTGCACCATAGAAAGTAACTCTAGGTGTTGCAGTTCTAGCTTCATCTGCGATTGAAAGCGACTTAACTTTCTCCCAATCAATAGTTCCCTGATATACATATGTTCCCGGTGCGTCACCCATTGTTACATCCACATCGTGTAACAGATAACCCTTGCACTCTGCGTCATTGCTTGGGAATGGTGTACCGGCCGGCACAATCTTCATTCCGTTTCCATCTGCGCTTGTTACCATAGTCTGTGGTACAAGGCACGCTGCACCCTCATAAGGGAAAAATTTTAAAATTCCTTTACCCTGTGTAAAGTCTCTTACGATTGGCTTTCCCATCGTTCTACCTCCTGTTTTAAATTACATAGCTGTTTTGACTCTCTGTACTTGCAACTGTGCCGAATGAGATTTGTTCTGCATTGGCTACATCTGCCGGCTTTGAGTCGGGTTCATCATTTTTACCGCCATTGTTTGGATTAGGAGTATCTTTAAGTGCATTTTTCTCATACTCCGCTATCGCATTGGCTTTCATGTCGGAAATAATCTTGCCAAGTGATGTTGTGTCAAAAGAGCCATCCTCTTTTACTACTGTCTTTGCTTGTTCGGCAGTAATGCCAAAATCAGACATTGCACTCTCTCGTAAATCTCTGACAGCATTATCTTTCTGTAGCTTGGCAATCCGCTGATTGGCTGTATCTAAGGCTTTATTCGCCTTTTCAAGCTCCGTCATGTTGCCAGCCTGTAGCTCGTCAAGCTGTGTCTGTAGCTCGTCAGCTTTGTCTGCTTTAGCCTTGTACTGATTGGCTTTCTCTTTCTCTCTTGCCATTTCCTCACCGCTCTTGTTAAGCAGATTTGTTATCTGCTCATCCGTTGCATCGGGAAAAAGTTTCAAAACATCATTTCTTGTCATTTCATTACCTCCGTAACTCACGCTTTTGTTATCGCTGGTCGCACCAGCCGAGTTTTTCTGTTGTTTAACGCACAACTGCAAATTTTGTATAAAAAATGAGCAACCGCACCGATTAAGATGTAGTCGCTCATTTAATATCAGTTATTGAATTATAGAAATTTTAAGCATAAAAATGCCCACTCCGTGGTTTGGAGTGGGTAATGTGAATAATTAACTATAGTATCCTTTTGCTTTTTACTAAGATAGGTAATCTCTGGCCGGCCATATTATCACCTCCTAGTTTATACCGCTTTTCTAAATTCCCCTTACAACTAATAATGTTCCACCACTTAATCCTGACGGTAATCCTGTCAGCTTTCCTCCAGAAATACCAAGTGTGATGTTTGTTGCAGCTGGCGAACCATAATATGCTGATTTATAATAATTTGTGCCATTAAAAGCGTAAACAGTTGTAGACGAACCACCCCACTGTGATTTTGTAGTTTCATATGCATAGCCGTATGCTTTGATTACACCAGATGCTGTCTTAAAAGATACTGTTGGGTTCGTAACATCAACAAGATACGCTTCGCAGTTGTTATTGCCACCTGATGCAGTTGCTTCATATGAGCCCGTCACACCAAGAATAGAAACACCTTTCTTGATATTGGAAGCAATAATCTTTGCTTGTTCTGTTGCATCAATAGCAACTTTCCCTGACCCATTGTAATATCCTTGTGGGATTGTATACGCACCATCTTTTGTGCTGATTTCGCCTGTCACAGCGCCATTGTTCAGCATAGAACCTGTCAGTTTTCCGTCTTTCCCATAGGCAGTTTTACCGGTTAAGATATCTGAAGCAGTAGCGGTAGCATCTGATGTATCTGTTCCTGAAGAAGTTCCTTCCTGAATCTTCACATAATAGTAACCATCTTTCAGCCCGTCATCGGGATAAGCACTTGAATTATCCGAAGAAACATATCCAATGAAGCTTCCTTTTCCTTCTGTATAGGTATCACCAATATCTAATCTGTAATAATTTTTCGTAAATCCGGATGGATATGAATATGTATTAGATAATTGATACACAGATTTAGGATGTGTTTCTGCACCTTTTCCTTTGATATAACTAAGTCCGTCACCTAATACAGTTTCTTTTCCTTTCAGCAGAAAATATCCATCATCTGTTGCAATATAGTAACCATATACAAAACCCGAATAATCAGATGGTGCTGTTGTTCCGAGATGTGTGCGTGTAATGTCCCATACCTTTCCAATATGCTTTTTCCAGATATATTTACCATCACCGACATCCTCAAGCGTACCAACAATTTTTGCACCAGTTTTATCGTGAGCAATTTCACCACTTATCAATTTGTCTGGTGTTACTGTATCTTCTGTCAAATTAAGTAATACCTTACCGGCATATTCCACTTTATTTACAGCCATACTCAATCACTCCTATCCAATCGTTACTGTAGTTCCACCGGCAGAGTTTTCTGACTCCACGTAAGGAATCTTTTCGACTGTAACCTGCGACAGATGCGTATATCCAGCATCCGGCATAATGGTCTGCGGTACACTTGACGGAGTGACCGTCTTAGCCTGTGCCTTTACTCCCTCACTACCGCTCATTGTACCTTTTACTCCGAGGATGGTCACACCCTCTCGGATATTATTAGCGGTCAGTTTCTTCTTTTCTGTGGCATCAATTCCAACCTTTCCAGAGCCATCATGGTAGCCCTGTGCAATCACATAGCTGTCTGTCAGAGTCTTGATAGAGCCTGTCACAGCTCCATTATTCGGCATCGTGCCGACAAGCTTTGTACCTCTTGCGTAGGCGGTTTTGCCTTTTAAAATCTCCGCAACTGCGACAGTGGCATCATTAGAATCTACGTCAAACGTGCACGTTCCTGTGACCAATTCTCCGTCTTTTCCATGTGCCGTGATACCGCTCAACAGCTTATCCGCAGTCACAGTATCGCCTGTTAAGTCAATCAATGTCTTTCCACCATATACTACTTTATTAATACTCATATTTTACAATTCCTTTCCAATAAATACCGTTTGTCCACCTTCAAGATTTGACACCTCGAAAAATGGAATTTCTTTGATTTTTACATTTTCTGCCAGAAACTTTTGGCGTGTCGCAAGCTCTTGTTTTTCGATTTTTGGCGTGACTGTGTATTCTCCCTTGTAGTACTCCACTCCGGTGTGGTCGGATACAATCTGGAAGTGCTCAAAGTCAACCTTAATCTGCTCATTTCTAGGGCAAAAATCCACGTCCAGTTTTTTGTCAAGCTCGCGAAAGGTTACATCGAATCGCATCAAATCACTCCTTCTTTCAGGATCCTGCCGACATATACGCTCATGATGTCGGATGCAAGAGCCTCTCCGGATGTAGTCCGCACTCTTATCTGTATCTCAGCCTGCAATCGTGGCTGTTGTTGTAATTTAAGCGTGTCCTCCTGTGTCAGAGTCAGTGATACGGACGTACCGGAGCAATTGCAATCCGACAAGGTTTTTTCCAACACCGTTTTTTCGCCTTGTGCTATCGTGACATACATCTCTGCAATCAGTGATGTGTCAAACGGCAGTGTAAACTCTAACGTAGGTGTGGTACCTCTTATCATGCTATCCCCCTCCTAGTATCTAAATCTAGTAATAGTGGTTGTTTTAGACCACAAACTAAATGTTCCATTTTCACCGTATGCTCTTACCATTACAGTCGCATCATCCATTCCATCAGCGAAAAATTCATCTGTATAATTCATTGCATAAAATGATGTATACGTTGTATCAAATTCTTTGTAAGATCCATCTGCTTTTGTAACTTTAACTTTATAAGACGTAGCATTTTCTACTTTGTTCCAATTTGCTGAAAAAACTGCATAGTTAAAATACCTTGATGCACTCTTGTAATACGATGCATACTCCACCACAGGAGTACCGAGGATGCATTTCTCAAGCCACTTTTTTGCGGCGTTGTCGAAGGCTTCTTTCAATGTATCGTCTGGCTCAAAGTTGATATCCGGAATCTTAACAGATGGCGGATTTAACGGTGGTGTACAGGCAAATACCGGCACCACATTAAAAACCCCCATTGCAATCACACAAGTCATCGCTATTATTGTTCTTTTCATTTTTCTAAACATTGTTAATACCTCGCTCATTATTTGTAATATTTAACACTGCATCTACACCCTGCTATTTCTTTTACCTCTGCGCCTAGCGAATGGTCTTTTGGAAACATCATCAGTGAATTTCCAACCTCAAACGGCTCAAAAATATCAATTCTCTTTCTGTCGACTTCTGCATGTGTAGGTCTGACATGTGAATCTTCTTTTGAACGCCACTCTTTTGTTTTGTAGCCTTGTTTTACCATTTCAGTTTGCAATCTGTAATTGCCGACTGCATTAGCTTCATTCGCAGCTACATTTTTTGCTCGCTTCTGTGAAGTAAAATACTCCACATCCGTATTTTGCGTGGTAGCGTCAACTACTTCATTCACAATGTACCGGGCATAGTCTGTAATGTATGAGGGTGTTTTCTTTGCTTTACAGTACTGCGTGGCAATGCTCTCATATCTGATAATAAATTCTTTTGTGATTGTTGTTATCTCTGTTTCTTCCTTGCCGGATAACAAGGCAAATAGCATAACAAAGATTTTTTCAAACTTTTCAGCAAGCTTTTTTCTATCTTCCTTTTCCTCGTCAGATAAATCCATCTCACCAAAATATGTTTCGTAATCTATGTCTTGTATTTCATTTTTGTTAAGTGCGTGGATTTCGTCTGCCATATCAAGCTCCAAAATAAATTGACAGCCAATTATTCATCGGCTGTCTTTCCATTGTTCTTATCATCGTTATTATTGTTAGGTGTAGCTGTTGTTGGCTGTTCTTCCGGGAATAACATTTCCATGCGTTTAGCACTTTCAAGAGTAACTTGTTCAGGGTCGCTAAACATGTCAATCGTCTTGACAGCTCTCTTGTAATTGATACCGCACCTAAGTAATATTTCAAGCACCTCTGCCTTAACAAGCATGTTATCTAGCTTATTATGATTAATGTGTATCTCAACATCACTAGGCATAAGCGTAAAGCCTTTATTAATTCTCAGCCTGTTAAGAATAAGCCTAAGCGCCATTCTCTCTGATTTCTTGAGAATGGGCTCATTAATAGCTGTCCTAAGTCCGGCATCGTAATGTCCGTTTCTTAATTCTACAGCAGAACCGGTATCACCGCCTGTATTGCCCTGACGATTTGCAAGGCCTTGAATGCTTAAAAATCTTTCAAAGAGGTCAGTGAAAACCACTTGCCCCTCTGTCTGATTAAGCTCACTCGTCATTACATCAACATCAGCCTTGTTGTCTGAACCGTTGTTAGATTTAACTACCAACGCTCCCTCTTGTCGCATTTTTCTGAATGTATCTATGTCAATCTCACAGTTAACGAATTTCACCCATGCAGACACAAACTGCTCGACACCATTAATTCTGTCCGATGTAAGCACGTTAATAGCGTCTGTGATTGCAATAGTCATTTCAATATCAGATAAACGCCTTGCATTGTTTGGATATTCAATCACTGGAATTGCTCTGTTGCCGTTTATTCCGCTTGCATAAATCTTGTCGTTGCGAATATCAAACCACTCGTTGTCAGTGAACACGTAATAAATATCCGCTCCATTCTCGTCCTCTCCGATTTGACAAGAGAATGCCGGACGTCCGTTTGGGTAGTATACTACAAAGGTATACATTGGATTTTCAGACGATAGGTAAAAATCGCTCTCATCAAGCAACTGTCCTTGTCCGTCATCGTTACCGATAAATCTGTAGCCGGTACCGCATATGCTTCTCCAACGATGTATGTCTATATCGCACTCCTGTTTGCTTTCTGAATCCATTGTGATGTTAAGCTGTGTGATTTCTTCCGACTTATGGTTATCGGTGCCACGTAGCACATATTGAATTGGCTCGGCACACATCTCTGCGGTTTTGCGCTCAACAAGCTCATACGCAAGATTTACAGCAATTTTGTTATTGATTTCCGGGCGGTTTACTTTCTGCCGATACAAAATTGGTTGGTCGCCACGATAGTATCTGTCAAGATACTCAATCTCAATAGCGTTTTGTTCGTGAATCACAAGTGCTTTATTCAGTTCTTCGATTATGTTGTTTTTTGTGATTTGCCTTTTACGTGTAAAAATAACTTGTCTGCCGTAATTATTTTGGCAGACGGCTGAAAAAGGTCTTACATTTTTATGAGCATATCTATACATCAATAAAACCTCATACCACTTGCAGAAGTTCTTTGCGGAACCTCTTTTATCTGAAATTCTCCTGTGCCAGCCCAAAACCATATCCATTTACGGCAGTGCGTACACATTACTTTATGGTGCTTCTTATCGTTTTTATTTACCCACGTTAATAGCTTTCCGCAACAAGGGCACATTACACTTCGTTTTCCTGTTGGTACAATATTTTGATTATTCATGTTGTCCTCGTTTCGTAAAAAAATAGCACCCACAATCTGTGAGTGCCGTTTCTAAAAGAGATTTTCGCAATGAACGAATTACGATTTTTTCATAGTTATATTATAACTGTCAATTTTTTAAGTGTATATATGCAATGATATGCAAAACTATGCACACTACTGCACATTTTCAAGATATTCTTTTCCGTAAAGCCTTTCAAACTCTTGTAAGGCTCTGCCGTGGATTGTAAATATTTTTCTTATGCTCCAATTTGTAGCCTGGGCGATTTCTTCAAAAGTGTTTTGATTGACATATCTCATTGAGAGTACGTGATAATAGTCGGTATTCTCCATACTATCAATTTGACCGATAATATGGTTTCTTTTTCTCATAAATTCATCAACAAGTCTGTCTGTATCTTTTTCCAAGTCCACAATTTTAGTTACTGTACTGCCTAATTTATCTTTGTCAGATGAAACATCAACTGCCTCTTTGTCTGTTGAAACAGTAACGCTACATGCTATTGTCTTAAGCCTGTATATTTCAGACAGCTTGTTTTGTATCATTTTATCTAATCTGCTAATTTGATTTAAGTAAGTTTTTGTATTCATTAATAAAGCCCTCCTCTGAACGGATTGTGTACTGCTTCAACCTTTGCTATCCTACTGCCTTGTGTCATTCTTAAGGCAAAGTTTGAAAAAACATCAGGAACATCATCAAGCTGTTTTTTGCCTGTTACTGAATATCGTTTCAGCAGTGATACCATTACTCCATAAGGCTCATTGGGCTTATAAAGTGATTGGTCTTTGAAAATAATATGTTGTAAAATCCAGTTAGAACACTGAAAAATACGTGCTTCTTTGTTAGTTTCTGTCGGTACATCAGTGACGTTGCATATCCACCCTTTATTTTCAACTCGCTTATTAACTTCCATAGCCACTCTGTCACCGCCGGCATTACGCTCAAACTCACACTCTTGTACCTGATTATTGACTAATGTGTTTGACGCATTTTCATACTGCATTTCATAGTCCGCCGTATTATCACACACGCAATCAACGCAGTAATAGTCCTCACCATATTTTTGCAGTATTGGCATAACAAAATAGTCTGTGCCTTTTCCTTTTGTATCGCATTGAGCTGTGATAATTTCCGGTTCGCCATGTGGCAGATTGAAGTATCTGCGGATTTTATCATCGGGAAACAATAAGCCCTCACGCTCGATAGGTTCCTGTTTATACAAACATCGGTAAGATATTTCATCCATGAGTAATTGTTGGTCAGCAAAAAACTCTTTCGTAAAACCGCCATACTCATAATCAAAATTGCTTTCCCCTGTCGCCGGGTCTACATCAGGAACCGATATTGTTTTGACTCTTGGATTTCCGACATACATGTTTTGAATGCGTCCGATAACATCATGCACGCTCCAACGAGTGGCAATATGTATCTCTTTACATGGTTTTCCGTCCGTATCTTGCGTTTTACGCTGTCTTGCGTCTACTGCGTATTTATCCCATAATTTATCAAGTATTGTAGGATTTAAGGCTTCCTCAATTCCGCCTATCATATCATCAACTAGCAAAAATTTACTTGCACGGACTTTTCCAGCATTCTTACTTCCGACAGAAGTACATTGTACTGACGGAAAAGGTTTGTATTTGCCAATATTGAATTGCTCCATTTTGGCATTCGTACTTGTAACTGATAGATTAGGAAAAATGTCATGCCATGCATAATCATCATCATTAGTAACAATGTCGTATACTCCATCATAGTACATTCGTGTAATGTCACCACTGTGTGAATAAAATAGGCTGTAGTCTTTTGGAAACCAACCAGCAACTGCCGAATGAAAAAATTTCTCAATCGTACTCTTTCCGGCTCCCGGCACTAGACTCACGCACAATATGTCGTATTTATCATCAATCATGCCTTGCAGTGCGTCCACAAGTCCGATTTTGATTAGTTGTTTCCTACGTGGCATATAAAATCGGTCTTTAGGCTCACGCTTTTTCTCTATGTACTGAAAATAGCTGTCAACTATTTTGTTTTGGGCTTCAAGTAGCAAAACCTCATATTTTTTGTTTATCAGCTCATATGTAGTCTTGTGGTCGAATGCGTATTTTTCCAAGTCCCAAATAGCACCACCTGTTTTAGCTGTGCAGAAATCCTCTATAAGTTCTTTTGCCCTCTTAGTAAGCTGTAGTCCATACTCAATATCTTTCTCGCCATTTATGGCTACGCTACAAGCGTCTACATAGGCATTAATTACTTGCTCGTCTTTTCCTTTGTTTTCTATGTAGTTTTCATATCCGTTTACTGTGGAAATAAGGCTCTGACTAGCCATAAGAAAAGCACCTCCACTTTTAAAAAGCAAAGGTGCTTATAGACCTCTGCCTATAATTTTTCTAGGTTAGCACCGTAAGTCGCTTATACGGCGGTAATATATTACTCTGTTGTTTTAATCATTATCTCTTCAACGCTATGTTCGCTACAAATCATTGTGTAACTATATCACATCTTCAAAGTCTACAATATACAATCTTTGACAACTATCTTTTACTCTTTCTCTTGCCTCTTCAATATCTTTACAAATCCATGATGGATAATTGCTAAATTCAACATTTACTACCGCATATCTGTATTGTGGATAGCATCTTTCCTTAGCTTCTTTAAGGGTTAAGTGTCCAGACTTTCTGTACTTTGTGTTTCTGTTGTACTTTACGTCGATAAGTTCTGAATAAAACTTGTAGTTTATAAAATTTATGATTTCGCATACGGCAAATATAATTATAATTACAATCGCTATAACAGTTTTTATCATGGTCATTCGTCCTTCCCACTATTTAGAGTAGTGACTAGTTCCATTTGTTAGCCGGTAAAATTTTTATTAGAATGTTGGCATTGCGTCAAAGCAAATAGGATTTGATATCTGTAAAAGCACATTATAATTATCAATTACGTCCCTCGCTTGAACTATATACATTTTAATGCCATATCTATACGCTGTATCTTTTTCAATACAACAGCCATTCCAATCATATGCTTCATCAATTCCGATAAATACATCAGCCTGTGCCAGCTTCTTAAGGCTTTCACCTAAATACCATACAGCTTCTTTGCTGTCTTTCGGTGGATTATCTTCAATGTAGCTGTCGATAAGCTCTAATTCCTCGCCCTCGTATATTTCAGCAATCTTTTTCATCTTCTGAATACTTGCTTTGATTTCTTCCTCTGTTCTGCCTTTCATCGGCACACTTACAAATAACTTCTTCATTTTCTCCGTCTCCTTTTCTATGTTTTATCAACCTTTATCTTTCTAAGGTCAGCAACTACAATTAGTCAGTAGTCGGTAAAATCGCTTAATCAATATCTGCAATGCTTTCTACAAAGCAATTGTAGTAGATATATCTCTTGCCGTTAAAGTCAAACTTGACATATCCACCATCGTTTGTATCAATATCAATCTTTCCCTCGTATGTTGCAAGTTCCTTGCCGTCTGCCGTATATACAGTAATTGTTCTTTGCATACCGCCATTTACATCGCTTTTCATATCTGTTACCGCTCTGTCCCATGACGCACATCCGGTCATTCCTAAGCACAATGTCAATCCTAATGCAACTGCTAAAATTTTCTTCTTCATAAAAATTCCTTTCTGCTGATAATCAGCAATTATTGTTTTTATTCGCACTCTGAAAGCCTGTCTTTTATAAACTGTTCCAATATACTAAAGCCTTTTGGCTTTTCAATTCCTTTTCTTGCAAGTTCTGCAACTATTGTTTCCATTTCTTCTTTTACTCCTTGATAGGCAATTTTCATTCCTGATTTTATTTCGTTCATTTGATTTCCTTTCATCGCAAACAATAGTCTGCTTCTTCTAATCTATCCGCTATTCTTGTCATTTCAATCTGTGTTCCGTTTTCATCCATTGTGCCGACAGTTACACATCTGTCACAGCCACCACTTGGTACACTGCCAAGTCTTATTTCCGTTTTATCATCCTCAAACTTGTAACATTTACGCATTTCTTCAATGCAGTTATTCATTTCTGTTATTTTCATAATCTCATTTCTCCCCCTCACTATTCGCTAATGATTTTGTTTCCTCTAGAATTTTCATTGCTAATGCTCTTGAAAATTCATAATTATTTTCCGGGTATCTGCCTAAAATTGATTTTGCATACTCATTGACTGCATCGACTGAAATATCAATGTCAATAGTCATATCATGAAATTCGGATGTTTCTATAGGCTCACCATTTCTACCGCCTATTTCGTGCGATTGTGCTTCTCTAAGCGCTTCACGCTCTATTGATTTAATTACTTCTGCCATGCTCATTACTCAAATGCTCCCTCAAATCTTTGCAACTATGTGCTCTTTTACAAAATCTTTTTTAGCTTCGTCGTAGATAACTGAACTATTTTTATCAGTTTTCAATCTATCAAATTCGCAAGTAACATTTATACCATCTTTGTTACTGCATTCTGCATGATAATCAATGACACATACTTTCTTCTGCCATTTTCCATTGGCATAAATCTTTGTGTAACCGCCAGCTCTCGTTTTAATGATTATTTTACTTCTTGTTTTCTTCATTTATGCACAACACCTTTCCTGACACTTCGACACATTCTTCTCTCTTTTCTTCGTTTGCACACTTGCCATCTGCATTATATCGGCAAGAAGTCAGATTGCATTTTTTATTTTCATAAGCATTGTTCACATTATCAATCCATTCACGAAGCGGAACATTATTGATTGTGGCATTGTCTAATGCTTCGTCAACCGCTTTTTGCACTATTTCTTGTATTGATATTTTCATTTCTCATAAACCCCTCAAAATCTTCCATGCATTTATAGCACAAGTCGTATGTGGTATTAAAAATGCCGTTCTTTGTAACCGAATTTCCACACAGTATTCCTTTTTTAATTTCTGCACCACACCTATCGCAAGTGCACCATTTTCTTTCATGCTCCATTTTTCATAAACCTCTTGAACTCTTTCCTGCACTTAGGGCATAAATCGTATTGCGTATCATCTCTCCATATAGCCATTGGAAACGCTTCCTTTGCTAAATCTTCGGCTGTGCATATGCTTTTTTCGTGAAGAGGTTTTATCTCTCTTGTTTTGATATATGCACATTTTTCATCGTAGCGTATTATTTCTTTTCCGCACCTGTCACAAGTGTGCCATTCTTTTTGATGTTTCATTCTTCCACCGCCTATTAAACCAACCCTAGCATACATAAAATATCAAGCCCCGATATTCTCTCTGCACCCTTTCTTGTGTGCATAAGAATTTCTTTAAGCCTTTCATTTTCTGCATTGCTGTATTTATCTTTGTTATATGCTTCTGAAAAACAATAATATTTGCAATATCCGTAGCCCACACCAAGCATGTTCCCATGAATACTCTTTCCGACAATATCATAATATTTTGGCACTTTTAAAATATCGTGTTCTTCATCTAGGGTACATTCCTTTTGCTCTGCTTTTAGCTTTGATTGAAGATATTTCAGAAAACTTTGTATGTCCTGCTCTGATTTTGAAATATATAAAATAGTTTCTTTCATTCTTCCACCGCCTATTCTATATGCTTAAATGTTCGCTACAATCATTGTCAAAAGAAATATAATACTTAAAAACCCACTTCTGCGACTTCTCTAATATTTTTGGATTTCTTTATGCACCATAACGATAAGAGATAGTAAATAAACAATGCTATTTTGTACGATATCATTCTTTCATCAACTTTCTACCACAGATAGGGCAAAATTTTATATCTTCAATTTCAATTCCAGACATAAAAGGGTCACTACATCCGAAAAATAAATGAAATGCATTTTCAAATTCAACAATTTGTGTTTCATTTTTTTCGGGATAATATCCGCCTCTAAAAGCTCCTTGCTTGATTTTTTCCAATTTTCCTATTTTGTAACAAAACTCACACATACTTAGTCCTCTCTCAATTTTTCACCACACATAGGACAGTAATTAATCTTTACAGATTTAGTCATGCCTAAAGGCTTTATATTCTTGTTGTCAAGGCAAGCAAATATATTTAGTGTGCTGTCCTCAATGTCAACATATGCCTGTATTCCGGTATAGTAGCCCTCATTGTATTTGCTTTCTTTTCTTTCAGACAGTTCTTTTACCTCAAACGCTAAATTATGTTCATTAAATTTCTTTTCGCAAAATTCACACATGCTTCTCACCCTTCCTTTGCCTTAAACAGTGTGTCAGGAAACGGAATGCCTAAAAAATGCATATTTGCGTACTTCCTAAATGTTGGCACACTCATGCCGGCAATCTTTGCAGCTTGTGCCTGTGAACATCTGCCATATGCGTATTCCATCAATCCCTCTCGGAATGAGTCGATATTTCGTGTCTTAACTCCCTTTGCCATATCTATACCTCCGTTTAGTACTCAATAATGCCTTGTGCCAACTGTAACAGATAGTCGCTTTTAGCAAAATGTGTTATTGAGTAGTTAGTCTCTCTTCTATGTGTTCGTCTGAAATGCTCGTTAACCATTCTATCAAGCCCAGTAAGCCCTGTTTCGTCTGTTAGGTAGACATCTGTCCACTCAAAGTGATTATGCTCCGTATCGGTCACATTAGAAAGTGACAGGCATACATTAGTCAGAGTCTTATCGGTCAAGATTGGGTGAACCTTAGCAAAATATGTTTCGTACAGGTTCATGTATCTACTAAATGCATTTTTGACTACTTCTCCGACTGTCTTGTTTTCAATACTGTCATCACAGATTGCAAAGAATCTATAGAGCATATCATCTTTCTTTGCTTGCATATCCTTTCGGGTGACTCTTGCCGTCTGTTTCTCGGAAACAGATGTATGTACCTCTCCAGTAATCTCTGAATTATAGTCTCTGTTTAAGTAATCTATGTTAGTATTCTTTGGTATTGCTTCGTCACTGACTTGTGTTTGATTTTTCATTGGCTCATTATTGATTGCGCACTCATGCGCATTGAATTTTTCATTTTCCGGTATTTCAATTTTGTAATCACTTAATGGATAGCCATTCTTTCTAAGGTCTTTTGCAATATTTACAAGATTTACTCTATATTGCAATGTTCTATCCCACTTATATTTAGGGTTATTTCGCTTTGAGATATAACCCATATCCACCAATTCACTGATATATCTTCTTATCTGACTTGCAGATAAACCTAACATAACCTCATCGGCTAATTCTTCGGCAGTTTTATATATCCAACCATAGAAAAGCTCTCTTTCTTCTTCTCCATTGTTCTTCGCAATCTCATTTTCTTTCTTGATAAACTTATCCGCATCTGATACTCTTTCAGACCAATAGATAAACTGATTGAGAATAATTGCTTTTCTATAATCGTTTGTTATCGACAATAAATCTTCTCTGATTACAGCCTTTTTAATTCTAACTTCTGCCATATTAAACACCATCCTTTCTACTGATTTTGTATAAAGAATGAAATTCATAATGACAATTAGGACATATCCTTACAATTTTTGTTCCACCCATTGATTTTGGTATTGGATAATGGTGTTCGTTTATAACATTGCAACCGCAACCACACCATTCGCATTTAAACTTACAATTATGTTTATTTTTTAAAACAATTTCTTTTGCTTCTTCCGGCTTTATCCTATCTGCTGTTATATAGCCTTTATCGAGAAGAAACCCTAAAGACCTTTGTATTGTTTTTATCGAAAAGAATGGTAAATACCTCTTTTGGACAAAAGCTAAATCCTGTTTATTAAACAAATCAATGCTGTTTTCTTTTTTAGCCTTTTTGATTTCTGTATAGACCACTGAATTGTGTAATCCTATTTGTTCTGCTAATCCAATATCTACTTGCAGTGTGTTTTTTGAATTAAATAAATCTTTTACTGTCATAAATTACCTCCTACGATAGATAACCCTACGATTTATATAAAAAACAGTTGTCAGGAGTTCGTAGGTTACTCTTTTCGTGTTGCAATCACTAGGCAACTGATTTTACCGATTTTTTGAAAAAGTAAGATGCACTCCATCAAAAGGTTTCCCAAAACACATTACAGAATTTTGAAGTGTCTCACCCCATTGCTTTCGGTCGCGCGTACCTACTAGCAACTTGTTTTTGTGCGTTTTCTTTTATTTTTCCGAAACTGCTATATTGCAGACCATCAGCATTACGCAACCGCTATTCAAGATATAACAGCTCGCACTAAACCGACGTATAATTGATGTGGTGTGGATTTGAACCACACATAAAGCGTGCACTCTTTACGTTGGAGGGAATCGAACCCATAGGCATAACCCAAATGTTTTTAATCCATATGCCTGTCTCCTAGCCATCCGTTACTTACCCTTTTGTATACACATCAATAGTCGGTGTCCCCCGACTAGCGCCGACATCGTGAATCGAACACGAACAACATTTCTGTTGGATAGCTTAGCAAGCTATTGGAATACCTTTATCCCATATCGGCACGCGCCGTGGCAACACTGATTGTCACCACGAATAGCCTTTTGTACTTCAAGGCTACGTAGTGCTACTAACACTACTAAATCGGCAAGGTTGGGAATCGAACCCACGACACATCAGCTAATAGCCGACTGCTCTACCACTGAGCTACATGCCGTTAATGAGGGTGAAGTCTAAGGAGTGGCTACACCCTCCGGAGATATAAATTTGTATGTGCTGTAGGAAAAGAACTAACGAAACCTACAGCAAAGGACATGTGAGGAATTGCACCCCGCCTAAGACTCATATGATTTGAGTTGCCCTAGTTTAACAATTAAAGGGGGTATATATGTCTACTCTGCCTATTACAGATGTCTTTACGACAGGTTGGTTTCCACACTCGTGCATTGTGGGATTATACACGATTAAACCCTCACGAGCCTTGTGACGGCCCTTAACAGCTTTCCACTATGAGGGTGAAAGGAACTACTAAGTCCAATGTCGGGGAACCAAGTAAACCCCGAACAGGGCATGTTGGATTCGGACCAACGAATACAGGAATCAAAATCCTGTGCCTTACCGCTTGGAGAATGCCCTATATTTACTGCCACATGAAAGCTATGGCAAGTATCTGACCGAACATTATGGCAATGCTAATGAGCCTTGTGGTAACTGTCTCTTTTTCGTTTAATGTGGCATTTACCATTCCAAAAGCAATTAATGCCAGCCATACTGTTGTTGCAATTTTTAATACAAACATGATTTACACCTCAAAATCTAATTATCCTTAAAGCCCTCTATTAGCGACTCGGTTATGGTAGCCAAGACTAGAAACACTGCCGAGATAAGCAATCCGTGTTCGTCAGATAAGAGTACTGCACGAATTGTGCAAAGCATCATCAGCCACAGGAAAACATTTTTAATCAGCACCGGAAGTTCCTTATCCACAAATTTTCCAAACACTTTCCATCTGCGCCTAGATTTAAGCTCATGAGCCTTAATTGTGTACCATATAGCTTTTTGTACATCCTGTGTGAGGCTATCTTTATGCCCGGCACGATATTTATACTTGTATGCAGTAATCTCACACCATTTAGCCACATCCTTAAGTCCGTAAATGTCAATCATTTCATCAATGCACTCTTTACGATTAGGCAAATTATAGTGGCTAGGGTGATTTATCATTTCGGAATCAATTTTGCTAGACTCAAATCCTGTTAATTTCATCTCTGTTAGCTCCTTTACTGTTATATATTATATATAACTAATATTTTATCGTAGTTGTATGTATATATTATTATTGTGTATGTTGTTTAATTAATATATAACTTATGTTATAATAATAAATACTGCTTGGTACGATTGAGGTATGAGCAAAGGCCTTTTTGTTTTTGAGGATATTTGAGGGGCTAAGTGGGGCTGTTTGTCGCTTTTCGTATACACCCCCAGGGCACCCAATACGTGCGCTGCTCAGCTCTCAAACATCAAGCGTTTTAAATTGTATCTATTGCATATACAATTCATCTATACCCTTTCAACTCTTCGCTAAACAACTGTTTTGTGCATAGTTGCAATAATTCAATAGCTATCAAAGCCTTATAAATCAAGGGATTAGAATTGTATTAATTGCACATACAATTACTTGGCATTATCAACCATGTTATCACTCGATAATGCTTTAATATTCTGACTATTTGCACTGCTTAACTGTGGTAATTCATTGGCCGTTAACGCTCTCGCTTGCTGCCTGCTGTCGCTTGTGTATGGCGAAGCCCAACCGTAGCGCCTGTTAAGTATTGCAATAACTCCAACTGGGTTCTTTGCTCCGGTCACGAGCTTATTTGAGAGGCTTTCTTCTTGATATTTCCTCAGTTTTTCCAAAATTTCCGATGCGGTCGGGCTTAGTGTATTCTTACCCCAATCATAAATAGTACTATCAGGAATACCAGTTAAAGAACTAAACCCCAATATACTAACTTCTTTATCATACTTCATACACATATCATAGATATATATATCTAATACATACATAACTAATTCAAAATTATAACTATTATAATTGCTCTCTTTAAATACTTTGTTATTTGTATTATAGTTATCTTTAGACTTAAAATAATTACTATCAAATAACTTTTTTTGAATATAATACAAGGCACTATTCCAAACGCTTTGAGACTCTTTTTTTATATCCTCAATCTTATTTACTTCGCAAAATTCATTTAGATAAAATAATAAATCATTTTCGTATATTTCAATCTGATCTGACATCGCAGCACATCCCCCAAAAAGCCAAAATAAAAAAGCCCGCACCGCTTGGAGCAATTCCAAACGATACAGGCTAACCGGCATCTGCTTATTAATTTAATTAAAATAATAATAATCAAATATACTTATTTTGTCAATATATGGATTATTGGATATATAACAATAACTGTATTGATTAATATATACCACATTACACACATATATATT